AATGACGTGTTTTTGGCATGGCTTCCAGTGAATGTTGGGAGCAATGGCGGGGTTAATACTGGTGATTGCAGTTGTCAGTTTTATTGTAGCAAGAGTAGCAAATTATGAAGTGTAAAGGAGATTAGTTATGTGGTTTCATAAAGCACCAAAGCCATTATCGAGATACGGTTGGAAACGGGATATTCCAGATCATCGAGATTGCTTATATAGTGTTGGTATGCCAGAGGCGATTGTTTTGCCAACTAAGATAGATTTACGATCAGATTGTTCATCGGTTGAGAATCAGGGTGAATTGGGTGCCTGTACTGCCCATGCGATTGCTGGTCATTTAGAATTTCTGGAAACGAATTGGGGCACGAAAGGATATCTTACGGTAAGCCGTCTATTCATTTATTATAATGAAAGGCTTCTCGAACATACTGTAAATTATGATTCTGGCGCGTCTTTGAGAGACGGCATCAAGACACTTGTCAAGACGGGATATTGTTGGGAAGCAATGTGGCCGTATATTATCAATAAATTTACCACAAAACCTTCACGTCAATGTTATGAGAATGCTCTTCAACATAAGATTGTCTCGTATCGCAGTCTGCGAGCGCGTCGAGAGTTGATGACTTGTCTTGCAGAAGGATATCCGTTTGTGTTTGGTATATCCGTGTACGAGAGTTTTGAGTCAAATGTTGTAGCTAAGACAGGTGTAGTGCCCATGCCTAAGTCAGATGAGAAACTATTGGGCGGCCATGCTGTATTGTGTGTAGGATATGATCAGTTAAATCAGACGTTTCTAGTGCGAAATTCGTGGGGTGCGAATTGGGGAATGAAAGGATATTTCACGTTGCCGTTTGAATATGTAGATGCATTGGCAGACGATTTCTGGACAATAAGAAAGTAGGAGACTATGTTAGGGCGTAGAGTAGCTAAGAAGCGCAGTGTCAGTTGTTATAACAGAAAGGCAGTAAAGAGACATTCATTGTCTTTCTATCTGGATAAATTGAAGAAACCGAGTAATTAGGCAATGGCGGGCCTTTGATCGTCAAAAGAAAAGGAGAATCAAAATGAAAGTGATTTTAGGGGACATCAAGCTTGCAGAAAAAGCTTTGTCGCAAATTTTGTTAGCACAGGTCGATGTTAAATTAGCTTATCGTGTTGAGAAGATTACCAGAAAGTTAGTTACGGAAATTGACAAGATTGAGACAAAAAGACTTGAATTTATTGGAAAGTTTGGTACTCCTGACTTAGATAATGGCAAAGATGTCGGGCGTTCTTCGGTTAAACCTGATCGGCAAGCAGAGTTCAATAAAGAATTTGGTGAATATTTAAGTGGAGAATCTGATATAGACTGTCAGGAGATTCCGTACGAATTGTTGGAGAATTCTGGGATCAAAATGTCACCAGCTGATATGTTACTATTAAAGAAGTTTATTGCGGAACCGATAAGTAAATAAAGATTGACGAAGTTCGCGCTATACCAATTGTATAGTGAAAAGTATTTAGAGAGGCATAATTTACTTCTCTGACACAAGCAGTACAAGGTCCACCAAGAGCAGTATACTTTTCTGGTATATAGCGTCTTCTATATAATGTAGGAGAGCTAATGGTGTCTTCCAGTAGTGATAATGATGACGTACGGAAACTACCAGATAGAGTTATCCTGCGATTGTACAAGATTGAGTCAGAGTCCAAGTATATTGAAGTCATACTTGATAGATATAAATATTTCATTCTCAAAGTAATAAGTAACTGGCACTTCCGCAACACTCATCACGTCAAACTGTATCAATCAGACTTTCAGGACGTTCACCAATACGCAAAGTTAGCAGTAATGACGTTCATGGCCCGCGTTAAGAATATTTCCCATGTGAAGAATGTGTCTGTATCCATCAAATCATACATATACACAATGTTGAACAAGTACTACAGGCATTGCAAGTACGAGTACCCCGATGAAGAAATATTTAAGAAAGCAGACAGAGAAGTTGAACCAGAAATAAATGATTTGATGGACTTTGAAATAGTTAATTATGATATAATATTATTTCTAAAATATCAATATCGATACAACTACTACAAATTAGGTATGTTATTTACGAAGTTGAATAAATCTCAATCAATGCAGAATTCAGTAGCTAATAGTGTCAAACGCAAGATAAAATATTTGAAGTGGGAATTGAAACGAAGAAACATGAATCAGATGCTGAAGTCGGAATAATCACTCTCCCCTAAAACTTTCCACGCAGGAACAATTATACCAACATATTCGTTAATTTATTTTTTATTAGAGATACTTTTTAGGCGGCAAGGTCATTTAATTAGTGACTAAGTCGCGTTGTTGTATTTGGAGTACAATTTTACTCTATATGAATAAAAAAGACAATCATTCTCTCCAAAATCTATTCGTTCCCTTTAACATAAAATTTTTTCATCGAAATACAAAAACGCAAGAGAGGTGTTATAATGAGTGAGTTGGAAAAACTGTCTACCATAGTAAAGGAACAAGCTGTTCCAGTAGTACCTACTACTGAAACTCAGCAGCCTGAAACGCAGACTCAGGATGTTGCTGTTCAAGAAATGATGAATACACTTAGATAAATGAACGGTTTAGTATCTATATCAACGTTAGCAGCTAAGGCGCAGGCTGTCACTGTTGGCATGGCCGAAGGTGCGCTCAAAGATTTGACCATGTCAGAAGCCATGTACAATAGATTAGTAATAATGATAGATGATCCTGATAACAAAGAGGCCAAATCACCGTACCTATTGCTTGAAGTCATCAAACTTAAAGAACAAATGGCAGTCACTAAATCTAAACTCGTAATGGACTTGACGATAGCATTAAAAGGTAAGTCTGCATTAGCATCATCGCAGGGTGAAGATTATGTGAGACCAATGATAGATTTGTCAGGAATTCCTATTGAAGAACGTGAAAGTTTGAGAGAGGGTATGCCAGCATGATATATACAAAAGCTGAGTTAATTGAAGTATTTAGAACAATTGGATACAATGCCCATCTGAACGGTTCAGTATTCACAAATCTGACGTCTGCAGATTTCAAACGTATGGACAAAGAGATGTTATATTGTCCTAAGTGCAAGAGTGCAGTTCGCATTTTGGTGCGTGTCAGCGGTACCTGGGCGTGTCTCAAATGCAACAATGCTAGTATAAGTAGCAATTATAAGAAGTTGAGAGCTACTATCATAGTCAACGATTTGATTGCATATTTTGGGGAGAATATTACGTCTGAACAATTGTTTGACTCTGATGTTATAGACGGTTTCATTAGATTTTGTGATTTGGAACATTCTCCATGGTATTATTTAGCATTTATGCAATTGCACGAGGCAATTATGGAGAAGGAATTGTCCATGTATAAGATTGTTCCATTTATGGCTCAGAAACGCGCAAGGCTTGACGAAATATTCAAAAAGGAACCAAAAGAGAAACCTACTTCTAATGAACGAAAATCTGAAACGACAGCTTGAGTTAGATCCTAAACTTCGAGAGGAACTTTGGCGCATAGACTACCTCGAGAAGCCAGTTGATATTGATACCTTTATATGTAATCCTTATTATTTGGGTAGATCTACCGATAAGGGTAATCGCGTATATCCTGTTTGGCGCGATACATTACGGCGCGTATTCAATGATAAAGATATAACCGAAGTTATTTTGACTGGAAGCATCGGTGGTGGCAAAACTTCGTGTGCTGTATTAGCAATGTCATATGTAACATATCGTACGTTGTGTCTACGTAATCCCTACGAATATTACAACTTACTGGTTGGAAAACCGTTGTCCATAGTGTTCTTCTCGGTCAAACTATCATTGTCCTCATCTACAGCATTCATGGCATATCAACGCATGATGCAGAATTCTCAGTGGTTTTTGGAACGCGGCGAACTTCGTGGAACTGTCGATCCAGTAATACATTTTCCATTAATAGATTATAAATTAGGATCTCCTAGAGCATCGGGTATGGGTTCTGTGGGCGCTGATGTTATAAGTGCCTGCCTCGATGAAATTAATGCTCCCGGTGAAGCAGTGTCTATGAAACAGCGCGTATTCAATATGTATCAGGGTACTGTGCGACGTATTGGTTCGCGTTTTATGAAGTCTGGTGGTAAATTGCCTAGCATTATGAAAATGTTTCTGTGTGCGTCTAAAGATGACGAATTGTCATTTGTAGATAAATATATAGAACACAAAAAGAATTCTGTTAACGTATGTATCATCGATAAACCTATTTGGGAGATTAAGCCAGGCAATTATTCAGGCGTGACTTTCCCAGTAGTATTGGGTGACAAATATCATGATCCAAAGATAATTACAGATGCTCAGAGAGTTGACTATGCAGACCAAAAAATTGTCAATATTCCGATAGAACATTTGGAAGAGTTTAGATTCAATCTCATCGGTGCATTGCGTGATTGTGCAGGGTTAACTACCAAAGGACTTCGAAAACAGAAACTGTTTCAAAATATTGAGTCGTTGACTGACTGTTATGATGAGACTGCAACGCATCCATTTTCCAAGACCGAAATCGAGTTCGATTTGTTGTCAGAAGACAACATTATTAATTATTTCAAACTGTCAGATATTAAAGTAGATAGATCGGTGCCACGATTTATACATATAGACGTGGGCGTATCACACGATAGTACAGGCATTGCGTGTTCGTATGTTGCGGGTGTTCAGGAGTCTGTGTCGGAATCTTTAGATGGACAATTGTTAGTAAATAAATTGCCCGTTATTAATACTGAATGGGTGATTCGCGTGAATCCGCGAGTTGGCTCTCAAATACCTATCGCGAAGATTAAGAAGTTTATATTGGACTTATATAATTTAGGATTTAATATTGCAAAGGTTACTACCGACGGATATCAGTCAACAGATTTACAACAGACATTCATACGCGCAAATATTCCATCAGAGTTGTTGTCAGTAGATAAGACTCCTGATGCGTATATTGATTTGCGCGATTTGGTGTCTAGCAGGCGTTGGTCATGTTATAAATATGAAAGATTGCACTTCGAACTGTACAATCTCGAAGTGGATTCTCTGACGGGAAAGATTAATCACCCTGAAATCGTCAAAGATTTGGATGCTAATATGTCCGAATTCGTAGTCGAGGGAACAAAAGACTGCTCGGATGCCGTTGCAGCGTCAGTGCATATGGCTATTGCAGAACTTCCGAACGTAGTTGACGAAGTAGCAATAGCTGATGCCTTTACTAAATTCAGGTCGAGAGTAAAAAAGAATGAGACGGAGTTGACAGTCAGAAGCATGTTCAAAGTTGATGGACATGAGATGGTTGGTGTCAAGACTGGGCCGAACTTCGAACGTTTTAGTTCTATTTTAGATCAGATACACAATCGAAGAAACGATGATGATGCTCCGAAAGCAATTAGAAAAGATGAATACAAAGATGGGAACGAAACCTTTAATTCCAAGGAAGGTACTAAATGAATGTATTAGATTTCCTGAAAAAACAATTTCGACCAATCAAAGGCGTTACCATTCCAGCGGCACAAGTACCTCCTTTAATTAAAAGTGACGCATCCGCTGACTTCGTCAATAAGTTTGGAGTAGTTACGTCTGATTTGCGTCAGATATTACAAGATCAATCATTAGTTCTTTACGAGCGCAGTCAGATTTATCAATCAATAGATAGATCTCTCGTTCATCCTCTCATGTCAGCTGCGTGTAGTATTTACGCGGACACCGCTACAGTGCGTTCTCCTCTTCACGAATCCACCGTTTGGGTTACATCTAAATCGAAAGAGTATACATATCACATCGAAAAGATGTTTGACATAATAAACATGGAAGAAGTAATATATGACTGGGCGTGGTCTATTGCTACGTTTGGTGATCAGTTCGTGCAACTTTATGGTGAGCCTGGTGTAGGATTAGTGTCAGTTAACGACGATAATCATCCAATTAATATTTCGAGAGTAGATTACAATGGTAGATTGATAGGTTTCTATGAGACGCCGTTAGGATATTCTGTTGCAGACGAACGCAAATTAATGACTCCCTGGGATTACTGTCACCTTAGACTTCTCGGGGCAAAAAGAAGAAGACCGATTTACGCAGATCCACAATATTCAGAATTCAGATGCCTGACCGGCAATACTGAAATTATGCTTCTTAACAATAAATCTGTTAGAATGACCGAAATGGAACAAAGAAAAGAAAATTATTTAGGAAAGTACGTTTGGTCTATAAATCCAATTACACTGGAATTGGAACCAGACAGAATAGTTGATGTAAGAAAAACAAAACTTAATGCAGAACTTGTACGAGTTCATCTTGATAATGATGAGTTTATAGATTGTACACCTGATCATAAATTTATGCTACGCGATGGTTCATTCGTAGAAGCACAGAATCTGCAATCTAATGTGTCTCTTATGCCATATTATCCAAAACCAGTAAGTTTTGGTAAGTATAATTACGTGTACAATCCCGGCATTCGAAAATATGTAAATGAACACGTACTTGTCGCAGAATTTGTTGGTGGAAGAAAGGTTAAATCTGACGAAGTTGTTCATCATAGAGATTTTAACGGAATGAACAACGACCCGTCAAATTTAGTAATATTAGATAGAAAGGTTCATTCTGATTTTCATATAAAGATTAACAAAAGAAGATGGGTAGACGAGAAGTACAGAGCAAAAGTGATACCGAAACTAAGCAAGGCAAGTAATAGAATGTGGGCAGATGAAAAATACAGACAGAATCAACTATCAGGATGCAAACAGGCATGGGAGAATAACGACGAACGCAGAGATAAATTATCTAAGAGTGCTCTTGATTTGTGGAAGAACGACGAATACAGAAACAAAATTATAGACAAATCTAAAATTAACGGAAATAAGTCGGAGATAAAAACGAAACTTTCTATCTCTTCTAATAGAAACTGGAGTAATTCTGCATACAGAGAAAAGATGCGGTTGAGAGACGAGAATGAAAGAATAAAAGCTCAAGAAAAGAGATTGGAATTATTTAATAAGATAGAAGAGTTTGTAGTTAATAATATAGATCGATTGAATAGCGTTGATTGTCTGAATGTTGAAGTTTATAAATTGTTTGGTACATCATCGCATCAGGTGTGGAAAGTTATAAAACAATTTACTAATCTTACAGTTGGACAATATCTTGAACTTAATAAGAAAAGACAGCTAATACACAATCATAAGGTTGTTAGAGTAGAACGTTTGACTAATCGTGAAGATACGTACGACATTCAAACAGAAAGAAATCATAATTTTCCGTTGAAACAAGGTGTGTTTGTTCACAATTCAATCAGTATAATGACCCCCGATATACGACGCCTCACCAGCAAGTATGGCCAAAGTGTATTAGCAGATGCTCTTCCCATTTATAAACGTCTTCGTTTGGCTGAAGATTCAATACTGATGGCGCGTATTTCGCGTGGAATTCTTAGATATATTTATAAGGTGGCGGTGGAAGGCAACAACAACGAAGCAGTGGCCAAAATCATTGACAATTACGTTGATGAGTTGAAACGCGCAAGAGCGTTGAATGTTGATCCGAACAATCCGAATTATGTTGACAGATATCAGGCATTGGCAGGCATTGAAGATATAATTATGCCAGTGTGGAAAGATGTCAATTCAGTTGCAGTTGAGAAGATTGGTGGAGAGGTTGACATTCGTTGGATTGTAGATGTCACCGAACTTATTAAACAGTTATCCACTGCGTTGAAAGTACCTTTACCCTTATTAGCTGGATATGCGGAACAGGCACCTCCTTCGTTGGGGAACGGTTCAATCGAGAGATTGGACATTCGCTTCGCCAGACAGTCTCGACGCATTCAACGTGCAATAATTAATGGTCTGACGCGCATGGCGCAAATACATTTAGCATATCAAGGTATGGATCCAGATTTGAATTTATTTCAGATTCAGATGGCTGAGACGTCCTCCGCAGAAGAGGAAGAGTTAAAGAACGCACTTGATACTGGAGTCGATGTTGCTACAAAATTAGCCGAACTCTGGGAAAAAATGATTGGTCCAGACGCAGACAAAATGGAGATTTTAGACTATCTGAATAAGAAACTGTTGAAACTGAACGACGCAGACCTTCAGAAGTTTATCAAAAAGGTTAATCCCAACGCATTCACAGAGCCACGTACTGAAGAGTTGGTTCCGGGCGTTGAAACTCCTGAGAAGAAGGAAGAACCGGCGGCGAACCCGTTTAGAGAATCGGTTTCCGTTTCGGATTTGAAGTCGGCATTACCGAGGACGGTGAAAGAAGTAAAGATTAATGAAACTACTACAATCAGAACTGGTTGCAACGAAGATTGGGAAACAAATTGGGGCAATAAAATCGTCAAAATTACTCCTTGCGAGGACAAAGAAAATGTCAAGTAAGATAGGGTTTGAATATACAACGCGTTCGGTGATAGATACCTTGACAAATCAGATAGTAAGAGAATCGATAACTATCGAGTCTGGAATGCGTGTTATAAATATAGGTGTTGAGACAATTAGGCAGATGGTAGAGTTTCTGAAGTCTAAAGATATAGAGATTAAATAAAAAGGAGAGATATATGAGTTTTAATATGCCGAGATGGGTGTGGTTCATTTTTTGGGCAATCGTTGTCATGGGTGTTTGTTGGGTAGCCAAAGTCAATCTTACGGTTCATATGGGTTCGAATGGGGTTGGTGCGAACATAGAGAGAGGATCAAGTAAATAAAGGAGAAGTAGAAATGGCAAGAGGTAAAGTAAAGTGGTTCAGCAATGCTAAGGGTTATGGTTTCATCACGACTGATGAGGGCAAAGATATTTTTGTGCATTTCAGCGCTGTTCAGTCGGAAGGTTACAAATCGTTGAAAGAGAACGATGTGGTTGAGTTCGAAATTACTCAGGGTACTAAGGGCGAACAGGCATCTGACGTCAAACTGATAAACGAAAAACAATGAGCGAAGAGATTCTAGATAGTTCCGAGAGAGAGGCGATTTTGAGGCAGGTGATTTCCAAGCCCAAGCCTGCCACTAGTGAGGCAAAGCAACAGCCGGAGAGTGGCTCTCCCTCCCACTCTTCGGATCTCTCTAAGAGAGATTTTGGTTCACTTCTCGAGGAATCGTTGACGTTGCGTGAAGAGTTTGACGAGAATGAAAACGCTGAAATGGATGCTACGCGCAAGGAAGTAATTTCCGAATCGCGTGTAGATTTGATATCAGATGTGTTACGGAGTCTTATAAAGTGAGAAGTATAGCTAATAAAATATTATATGCAACGCGAGACTTTTCCGAAACGCAGTACGCACCTGTATTAGAAAAGGCGTTGATTGAGTTTCGTAGAAATAACTTCGACGCAACCGAAAAATATTTATCTCAATTGCCTACGGAGTACGAATTGTTAGAGAATCTTATAGATAGAGTTAAAGATAAGCCGGTTTATGCCAATCTTAAAAAGATACTTAATGCAGAGTCTGTATCAATCGCAGATCAGAAGATAGCGTTGAGTTCTCTTTTTACTAGATGTATAATTGAGTCCAAAGACAATCCCGAGTTTCGCTTGATTGAGAAAATTATACTTGAGAAGTTAGCTAGAGTAGGAGACGTTATATGAGTGAACTTGAGAAGTTTGCCAAACACATTAAAAAGGATGTAGAAGAACCGTCCTTGATGATGCCTATGAAGTCAACGTATTCAGCTGAGGCAAAGGAACCTACAGTAAAACAATTTAATGGTGCCAAAACTCATTACGACGTCAACGAGACTGAAGTTGTTCTACAGCCAGAAAGCATTCAACAGTTGCGTTCAGCGTTTGCTGCTATGGATGCTATATCAATAGAAGGTTTCGATTCATCAGATTTGTATGATATATATTTCGAGGGAGTTACTGGTTGGAAGAATCAATCCGATGACGTAGTAATTGACGAACTACTTTTGCGACTGAAAGAGAACAATGAAGGGGCAGACGACGAAAATGCTATGACGCCCGAACAATTTGCACAAAAGTTGATTAAGGAATATGTTTAGAGAATTAGTAGAATCAACAATCGATTTATATGAATCCACTACTCCTGAAGAGTTAATTTCTTCTCTTGAGCATAAGATTATGGATAGGTTGAAGTTGCCTGACATAGACGATATTATTTTGTCTAATGAGTTGCAACAGAAGATTTTCTCTGCTGAGTCCAATAAACAGTTCGAGGGAATAGTCACTGTATCTGGAGAACCTTGGATAGCAGTGTGCACCGTGTACCGTCGGCGTAATAGTACAATTGAATTAGATTTCATACATAAATTTAGAGAAACTCGAGAGTCTATTGTTGAGGCGTTCGAACAGTATGAATATCATCCATCAGAGAATCGTGAAGAGTTGATGATGGACTTTTTCTTGATAGCATCGTTGCCCATACCTGCTGACGATGATTTGGCATTTGCATTACAGGACATACGTACAGAGTTTTATCCTTGGATGAAGTCACATATGTTGCATTCGGTTGAGTTTGCAATATGTGCTGAATTTCGTCATATGTTCGATAGAGAGAGTCCGACGCGTATTACGCAATTTTTTAAGGAACATAATGCTGAAGATTTTCTTACTAAATATGCCATGTACTATGGTGCTATGACCGGTGGTGGTTCTACGTTGACCAAAGTAATATCGCCAAAAAATTTAGATATAGCCAGATTGCGTACGGAGTTTAAATCTTCTGAAGAAGGATACAAAAAGTCATATCAAGCGAAAAAGTACACTAAAATTTCTGACTACGAATTTATGTTGTTAGCCAAGGACGCCTTCGTTCAATTAGAGTGGGCTGGACAATACGGCGGACAGGCATGGGCTAATATTGCTGATGCGTGGATCAAGTTGAGTTCTGCTAATAACGATAAAGATATAGTTGCATATATCGATCACATTTACGATTTGGAGCATAATACCGGTACCATGTTGAACAAGATAAAGTCATACATGGATGCAGATTCCTCTTTTAAGTGGATACGTCGTGCATTAGATTATAAATATCAGACAGAGAGTTTGTATGATTTGTTCGATATGTGTTCTCCTGATTTGCAGAAGTTCGCAGCTGCTGTTATATATTCCTCGACCGGCGACACTATTGAGAATTGGCAGAAAAAGGGTGGTAAGCTTGAAGGATACCGACCAGGTCGCGACAAATACCTATCTATTGGCGATAAAGTTATATATACTGGTCCGCGTGACGATTTGAAGGGATTGACTGGGATAATAAGAGGTTCCGATAAAGGTGCGTTTCAAGTAGAATTTACACAAGGCGTTCAGGAAGCCAATACAATTATGGCAAATGTATTAGCTAAGTATTTAGAGAAGGCAGAATATGGACTACCGATTACAGATATCAATGCAGTAGATGCCGGCGACATCGTTGTATGTATTAATCCGGGTTCTGGTCAATCGTTGACACCTGGCAAGAAATATAAAGTACTAGACAAGAAAATAAATGGAGCTGGAAAGTTTATGATAACAGTGGAAAGTGACGAGAGCGCCAAAGAGATTTATTATTTATATAGATTTGCATTGCCTCAGGCGACCTCTGTTCCAAAATCGTCTAAGTCTAAGAAACCTAAACTGCAGATTGGTGATAAAGTATCTGTTGAGATGATGGGTGCTAATTATGGCACTTATGACGATATGGCTAAGATGATGAATCTTGATAATTGGTCACATGGTACTTTGTACGATTTGGGATATTCAAAGGGAGACACTGGTACTATTAAATTACTCAAGACGCACCCAGAAAAACCCACTACTGTTGTTGCCGGTGTCACTATGGACAAAGACAAGAAAGATATACTGATTGGTACCTATGGTTTAAAGAAAGTTGAAGAGGTTGTTCCCGAGGAGAATGAAGTTGAGGGAACAAAACTTTCTGACTTTAAAGAGGGCGATAAAGTTAAATATATAGGTGGCAATGTCAAATGGAAGAATAAGATTGGCAAAGTTGACAGTATTGGTGATAAATGGGTAGAAGTAGTATTCTCTGGTGGCAAACATTCAGCTAACCCGACCAATCTGATTAAGTTAGTTGCCAAAGAGAAACCAACGCAGGAACCAACCACTGACGGGTTTGGCGAACCATTAGAGCCAGAGAAAGAGATTCCGGTGTCGAAGATGCAGGCTCTTAAGTACAAAGTTGGCGACAAGATTCTCTGTGGTTCAGGTACACCGTCAGTAATCACTGACATAGATGGTAGTGATATAGAACACAAACATTTGAACGATGACTCTATTGATACATGCGATGTGAAAGATATCAAACAATATGTAGAGTCTGAACTTCACATTGGTGACAATGTTACACTTGTAGATGAACCATCAATAAAGGGTACTATCGATGATGTTGGGGGCGATGGCAACAAGTTTTTTATTTATTGGAAGAATGGAACAAAGTCGTGGGCTACGGCAGAGCAACTTAAGAAATCATGATAATTATTAAATTGTTAGAGAAGTTTGGCTTATTAGAGAAGAAAGACGAAACTGTTGGCAAATTATATTTAGTGCGCCATGCTAAGACAGCATTGAACGCAGCCAACGGTGAAGATAAAGACAAAATACGCGGTTGGAAAGATATTCCACTCGATGAAATTGGGCGTAAACAAGCTAAAGAATTAGCGACTGAGTTTAATGGCATACATATAGATAAAATATATAGTTCAGATTTGTCTCGTTGTGAAGAAACAGCCCAGGCAATAGCAGAAGTTGTGGATACGCATGTGGAATCCACCGAACATCTGCGTCCTTGGCATCTGGGAAAGTATGAAGGCAAAGAATCCAAAAAGATAGCAGACGAAGTACGCGATTACGTGGAGAACAAACCTGATACTGCTGTGGATAGTGGTGAGAGTTTCAATACGTTTTCGCATAGATATCTCGACTTTCTGCAAAAAATAGCACAGGAAGTAAAAGACGGAAAGACTATTATGATAGTCACGCATTATCGCGACATCAAACTTACGCAAGCGTGGCTCAAGAATGGCGGTAAAGGTTACGATATTGATGCAGATGAATTTATGAATAATTCAATCGAAACAGGTTGCTCATTTGAAATAGAGCCCAACGATGGAGAGTGGAAAATGTCTAAATTTGCGAGTCCTAAAACTAAACATAAAGAGATTCATAAGGTCGAAGCGGGTGTCAAAGAGTCTAAATTGAACGAGGAAACATATAAAATAGTTAGACTTCATAAGAATGGTAAGAAGAGAGTAATTCAACGTGGATTATCTTTAGAAGATGCTCAAGCTCATTGCAAGGATTCCAAGACGCATGGTGAAGACTGGTTTGATGGCTATGAAGTTGATGAATCTAAGGAAGAGAAAGAAGAGAGTTCCAAAGACGAAATCAAGATTAAGATGAAGATTCCTGCCGACAAACTGGACGACGTCGAAGGTATCAAGATTATGAAGAAAGATGGATCTAAAGTAAATGAAGATTATAAGAAAATGACAGAGCATGAATTGATTAACGCTTACAAATATGCTAAAGAACAAAAGAATGAAGAATTAGCTCTAGTATTTGAGTTAGAGCTGAAAGAACGAGGATATGATTTGAATAAACTAAATGAGCCTGTCAAAGAGGGAGAGAAGATAGGCGTCAATTCCTACGCAGTCCAGAAGTTTTGTCAGTGCATTCACCCAAATCCAGGTAAAGAGAGAAACAAAACTGGATATTATCAATGTCAAAATTGTGGACACAAAATACATTTACTTCCGGCAACTAGATCTGATGGCACTACGGTTGAAGAGTCCAAACTTAATGAAGTTGATGATGACAGTCAGAATGCATCGCATGGTGCTAAGAAAGCTGGTCATCACGTGAGTAAGGGAAATAGAAGTGCTGTCAATACGTTAGGTACTATTGTTCCAGATCAAGTTGTATTAATATCTATGCGCAGTCCAGAACTTGAAGAAAAGAATCTTCCCGAATTCGATGGCTTATTGACCGGTATGCTTAAAGAAGACGATATGATGGGTGGTGGCTCCACAGTAGCGATGTCGGCTGTTGTCAAAGATAAGAGTGGAAAGACAATTCCTCAAGACGAACATGCTATATTAGACAAAGATATTAAGTGTGAAAAATGCGGAAATGATAAGTTTCAACACTTTAGCGATATTGGCGTTGATTATGATTATTGTACCAAATGTGGTGCTAAGTATGATGAAGATGGTAAACTAATACCAGAGGGCCCAGAATCAGTAGAAGAGTCAGCTCTAGATACTACTGGTCAATCAGCTGGATATGCTAACTTAGGTGCGCCTTATCGCGTGAAACCAGACGTTTCGCGCATTCCACAGAAAGAAGAACAAGACACGAAAGAAGGCGTTGAGGATCAACCTGATTTGGCTCATGCCGAACAGGAAGCATCTCAATCTACCAAAGAATATTTGGGCAACAACGGTGCAGAAAATTATTACTATTTAGTTACAGTGAACACATTGTCCGATGATGAAGGTCCAGCTCAAGACGTTCAGGTAGTCGATGCTGACGGTGAAGTTAAGTTCTCTGCGAAAGAGAGGCAATTAGATCCTTCAGATGTCGGAAACGTTATTGCTACTGCTATTAAAGAGTTGGAAGTCACTAACGTTGCGTTCGAACTCGTTCAGAAATATATAGTTGAGCCTCAGGTGGAGACTGAAGAGGATATTGAAGAACTCGAGAAAGATAAAGAAGCTGAAGGCGAAGAGGATACGGAAGATAAAGAAGCAGAAACCGAGACTCCTAAAGAGGAACCGTTCAACAAAGAAGCGGGTGAACCTGCGAGAAAGACTACTACTCCCGGAGTGAACAGATTTGACAATCAGGTGGGTGAGAATGTAGATACCGGTTTCTACTCTTTCGTGGAAGCTATGCGCGATACGAATGTTTCACGAGAAACATTCTCCTCTGCTGTGCCGTTGAATGAAGCGTTAGGCGATATTACTATCGAGACTGAATACGCTATTGCTGTTGAAGAGTTGATTAAGAAACTATTAGGTGTTGAATGGAATCAGTCCAATGATGAGGAAGTATATAATTTGTTTAACGATGCTGGATTGAAATACGTTGCGGATCAAGTAAAACAAATCGTTGAAAAACTTCCAATAAAGATAATTGAAATTAGATTTATTGAAACAGATTCTAGCAATTGGTCTCATGCGAGTGCATATTATAAAGTTACGCTTACTGGATCAAAAGTAGCATTGAAGACTGTTGCTGGTGAAGAGAGCAATTTGTATTATAATTGGGAAGACATGTCAGAGGCAAAAAAGAAATCAGAACCTGACGAACCAGAACAATCTCCTGAAGAACAGAAGTTGTGGACAGAGCACGATAAGATGGGACGCAAACTTTTCGGTAAGAAACGTTGGGAGATGGCTAACTTTGGTTGGGGCAGTAGTGAAGATAGTGTATGCACCAAAGTGTACGGCAATCCGCCACAAACATTCTCGTCGCATATTGACAAACATGGCAACGTCGAACATAGCGAACCCGAACTTTATGAATCTGTAGTTTCTCGATGTGAAGATTTGTTTGAATCAATGTCGAGAAAAGATTACGACCAGATTAAATATCTTGATGCTAGTCAGTTGGCGCATAAGTTAGATATATCGTACTCGTCAGCGCGTCATCTGAAGGCGTTATTGAATAAGGGCGTTAGTCCAGCAGCCGCAGTTGATGATGTAGTGGCTTGTAATGCTAAGACAGAAGAGGCGGACGAGAAATGTTCTGACTCACGCAATATATATTGTAGTAAATGTGGTGGTGCAAATGTCTCTCTGAAGAATAATGTAGTGGCTTGTAATGATTGTAAATACGCTCTCAAGTTGAATGTCAAGGAATCAGTGTTGAATGAAGATATCACTAAAGATGTTCAGTATCTAAAGTGGGCCAAAGATCACGGTCTAGACGCTCATCACGGTGATACAATCAAGCGATACAAAGATACTGAGAACTATAAAAAGGCTAAAGAACGTGAAGATATGAAAGATGAATCGATGAACGAAGAGATGGATGTATATGACGCAGATAAAGGCGATGCTAACAATGCACTCGGAGCATTGCGCAATGCTATCGGTTTAGATAAAGGTACAACTCCAGTAGCAAAACAGTTTCTCACGTATCAGGAAGGTACCTCCAACAAATATCACTATTTCGCGATGTTTAAACGAGGAAATGAATATGTGGCGGCTAACGCGTTTGGTCGTATCGGGTACTATCCGCAGACGTCAGTATTTTCTACGGGTGACAAAGATACAGTTGAGATTGATTTTAACGACAAGATTTCTAAGAAGATGAGCAAAGGCTACAAAGTAGTAGAGGCAACGGAGCCATTCATAAGCAAAGAAACTCGATTTTCTCATCCAGAGGGTGCAGAATCTAGACTTAATACGTTTATTAAGAGATTTCCTAAGGCAAGCGATAAGAAAAAGTTGGCAGATGCGTTTAACAGAGGTTGGAACCCATTTGATGTTGGTTCAGGACAAAACGCAGTTCTTCATGCTACTGAATATCTAAATGGACCAAAAGGATACAAGAAGGATACCAAAGAATCAGTGACTGAGTGCAAAGTCGGCGATATAGTAAGAATTAAAGATGATGCCGAGAAATCTATGTATCATGTTGAGAAAATCGTTGGTAATACAGCAACTATATCAGATTATGACACGCACGAAAACAAACATACTGTTGACTTAGATGCTTTGGAATTAGACGAGAAAGTCACTGAGGCTGTTCCGCAAGGATTCACAAAGGCAGTTGCGCCAGAAGTAGAGAAGCCGAAAATATTGCAACCCGAGATTAAAGAAAAGATTGAAAAACTCTACGAATTGTCGGAACGTCTTAAGACAGAGACTCTCAAGATTGAATCCAAGATAATGAAAGAATTGGGTCTTGCGCAACTACCCTCTGAAGAAATTGAAGATATGCGCAAAGAAGTTCGCGAATATCTGTTGAAAGAGAAGATTTCAGTTGCAGAGTGCGAGGCAGTAGTTGCTAAAGTGTTCGGTCGTACATTGGCGCCTAAAGCTATCGACGTAATCAATGCGTTGTCGTCCGAATTGTCTGCAAAGATTCTCAATCGTCTGAAAGAACAGGAAGAGGCGATGCAACAGATTTCGTACTATCTGAAAGTAGAACCCAAGAAGGTAAAAGAGGGAATACTTACGAAAGTTGGCGAATTCATCAAAGGAATGATTGGCAAGTTGACTGGTTGGCTTGACGGTTTCAATTACGCAGTGCAACAGTTGAAACATGCTATTGAACAACCAGTTACCGAAGGTGCATTCAAGAACATAGATATTGACATCAGAGACATGATTCGTGCAGGGAAATCGGACGAAGAAATAAAGAACAAGTATACTGATTTATCTCCATATGCAATCACGAAGATTCGCGGAGAAGAGAAACCTGAACCAGTGACCGAGAAAAAGAACGATATTCCTAAGTGCGAAGACTGTGGTAAAGCATTAAGTACAGATCGCGAAGTTGATTGGATGAAGTGTACTAAATGTATAGCCAAGCATGAGAACGAGTCAAAAGTGACTGACGCGAAATTACCTCCGAAACCTAAAGTTGGCGACGGAGTAGAACGAAGAGACATGTCCAAGGTCAATGGAAACGTCACCAAAATAGTTGATGACAACACAGTAGAAGTTAACTGGGGTCAGGGCGAAAAGACGTCAGAACCAATCAAAAATCTGGCATTGGTAGCTCGAGAATCCGTCGCAGAGAGATTACTGGAGAAGTTCGATTTGAACGAGAAGACTGAAATAGTAACAGGAAAACAATATGAGTTGTTTGGACCAGATGGGTTACTGGGAACAGTAAAGATTGTGTCTACCGATGCTGAAGATACGACATTCGTTGACTTAAAGACGGGTAATCAGCTATCTCTTCCTACTCCAGCGTGTCAGGTTTGTATGGAACCGATTGACGTCAACGAAGTAGCACCTCCTGGCGGTGAATATATCGTCAAGAAGTTCGATTTGAACGAGAAGACTGAAATAGTAACAGGAAAACAATATGAGTTGTTTGGACCAGATGGGTTACTGGGAACAGTAAAGATTGTGTCTACCGATGCTGAAGATACGACATTCGTTGACTTAAAGACGGGTAATCAGCTATCTCTTCCTACTCCAGCGTGTCAGGTTTGTATGGAACCGATTGACGTCAACGAAGTAGCACCTCCTGGCGGTGAATATATCGTCAAGAAGTTGAAACATAAGAAGGGCGTCAATCCTTACGCAGTCGCGTGGAATATGAGAAACAAAGGCGACAAGTTTCATAAGGGTGCTCACGCAGGCGAGAAGATGAAGTCAGTCGGTGAGTCTCTTCTCGACAAGTTTGATTTGATGGAAGCCGAGCCTTTTATAAGTAAAGGAACAAGAATCCCGCACCCTGAGGGCGCAGAAAAGAAGTTACATGAACTATTGAAAACAGCCAGTGCAGAGAATAAGAAGATTATGGTTGATGCTTTTAATCGTGGTTGGAATCCGTTGAGCAGTGTTAGTGCTAGCGATTTCATGGCCGGCTATACTGCTTCTCGCAAGGAATTAGGCGAGTCCGTATTGAAAAAGTTTGATTTAGAAGAGAAATATGTTCACGTGGCGTTAATCAATGAGCGTCTCGTCATCGAACAGGGTGATGACGATATGACTGATGATGAGAGAGGCGAGTATGACCCAGATTCTCCTGATCACGAACGCGACATACCTGAAGAGCCGATAGTCGGCGAGAAGCCCGGTGAAGTGGAACCGATACCGTTGAAGACTCCTATAGAGCCAGTTGCTAATCAGGAGGCACCAATTACTCCAGAGGCTCCAGCTCCTACAGAAGAATTATCGTCGGAGGCAGCAGAGGCTCAGATACGTATGGATTATCCCGAGGAACCGTTGACGTCAACAGCAATGGCATATGCAGATTCAATCATTGATGATCCGAAGACATACGGACAATTGCGCGATTTGCATTGGGCAGGAACGTACGCTAACTCTGAGATGTTCCTGAAACAGGCTAAGATAGTTGGCAAGTACAACGACTTCTCTCCTGAAGTTGCTCAGAGATTGGTTGATAGATTTGGAGATTCGGCTAAATATAAGTTGGCACGCGAAGGTTCAGTTGCAATATATATAACGATTCGAGATCCTGATGTGAAGAATATATCGTTGTCAGATTTGCAAGCATTGTTACACGCGGACGAAGTAGACACAACTGAAAATGTGGGAGAGTGTCGCATATGGTGGGACTGATGAGTTACGTTAGAACTAAAGAACATCAAGATAAAATAAACAAAGCATTGCGAGGTCATGTTAGTTGGAATCGCGGTTTGACTAAGAAAGACCCACGCATTGCTAGAATGGCTGTCTCTATAAGTGCTACTGTTTCTAACAAGTGGAAGAATGATACAGAGTATAGAGAAAGAACTATCATTGAATATGGTTCGACTAATTGAAAATTTTGGGGAGAAGCACTTTATTAGAGACGTCGTTCATCTATTAGATGGCGCGCCAATATCTATTATGCGAGTCGATAGGCTTGAGCTTCTCTCCACCAAATAAATTATGGCACAAAAGATAGACTTTCCGTTTGAAATAATAGCGGTTGACATGGATGGTACCATGTGTCAGGATGCGTTTCCTGACATCGGAGCTCCTTGTAAGGCAGTTATTGACAGGCTTATTGCTCACAAAGAAAAGGGCGGTAAACTTATACTCTGGACGTGCAGAAACGAAGAAGATACCAAAAAGGCAGTTGAGTGGGCTAAAGAACAGGGTGTCGAGTTTGATGCTGTGAACGACGATATAAAAGAAGTTAAAGATACCGACTTCGGCAAGAATAAGAGTAGAAAGGTTTATGCAAACATCTATCTTGATGACAAGAATGAATTGATTAAGGAATCAGTTGACTCAGTGGAACAGTTTCTGAAATTATTAAATTGAAAAGGAGTTAGATATGCCTAAGTATGCGAATTCAAATAGCACAGTAGTGACAATAGGGAGTCTTAGAATTGAGCCGGGTCAAACGGTTACGACGACAGAATTTATTCCTGGTAGTTTACCAACTGGAATCACTGAAGTATCGAGTTTACCATCTATGAATCCGGTGTTGATTTCTTCAAAGTTGACATCAACCGGAGATGTGACTGTTCCAGATAGTTATGTCGATTCACTTACTGGTAAGACAGTGTTGCTTACCGGAAATTACACAGTTTCAGTGTACGTAGCTACCGGAGAATGTACGTTGCAGTTTAATGGTTCTGGCGTTGTGAGATATTTAGGAGTTGGACAATCATATTCACTTCAGTGTCTGGACAGAATCGTGGACACTATCAACATTGCTATAGCATCGTCGTGTACGGCATATGTAACTGTTGAGAAGTGTTAAAGGGAGAATAACATGGCGAAGATGCAGATAATAGAACAATTTATTACTAAAGGAGTCGTGCTCGAGCGAGAGAGCAAGAATGATGCTATTCTGTGTCGAGCCAAATATCAGATTTGTTCATTAGGAGAGAAGAATCGCAATAATAGAGTGTATGAGAAAGCTGTTTGGGATAGGGTACTTGCTGACCCTGATATCATTGCCAAATTGCGAAACAAATCGCTCTTCTTCCACGCAGAACATCCAACCACTACGCAGTCAAATACTGAGAAAGTGGCTGGAGTAGTTACTGATATTAACTTAAACGAAAAGGAGAACAAGGTCTATACGGTTATGGAAGTATTGGATACGCCCTACGGCAGAATCGTTGATACTCTTCTGCGTGCTGGTTGTGGTATTGGTGTATCTACAAGAGCTGATGGAGAACTTGAGGAACAAATTGACGAAGCCGGTAGTAAATATCAACGAGTTATTCCAGAATCTTATCGTTTCGTGACAGTAGACTTCACGGCAGACCCGTCGAGTTTCGGTTCCGAGATGCCGTTGTCAGTACAACACAACGTGTCTGATATTATTAAAAAGGGTTTGGATAACGAGAAGATTGATCGAGAATATGCTACAGTGCTTCTCGAGAAGATGTCTAATCCAGAGGCAGTAGCGTTGTTGGAATCAATTAAGAATGACAAACATCATTCAGATTGCAAGTGCAAAGCGTCAGAGAAGAAATGCACCAAAGGTTGTACGCATGTAGTTGAAAGTGATACCACGCAACTTTCTGACTGTGCAGATAAAGTTTATAAATTTATGAGTGCTCGTAATAATAAGTTTAATGAGAGCGATTGGAAGACGGCGGTATCGACTTTATCCATTCCTATGACTATGTGGAGTAAAGTCAAGATTTTAGTTCAGAAATCTTTTGAGAAGCTAAGTGAAGAAGTTCAAATGTGCCCAGTTTGCAAGACAGTATATGATACCACATATGCACAGGATCCTACCAGGAAATGTGCCAAATGTGGCGGTGTTCGCCCTGGAGTTAATCCAGAGGCAGAAGTCAGAGATGACAAAGTAGTTGTGAATGAGACTCAGAGATGTGCAAGATGCGACAAGTTTATTGAAGATGGCAAGGGTTATCATCCGAGTGAGGGTCACGAAATATATTGTTCCAAAGGATGTGCTGAACAGGGTCCCGAAGCAGAACAAATAACCGAGAAATCTGGTAAGTGTATTCATTGCGGTAGAAAGTTTACTGATGTTGATTACAAAAATGCTGCTGCAGGTAAAGAATCTCCTGTAGGTGACTGGGATAACATATGTTATCCATGTCAGTTGAAGTATGGAACAGAAAAAGCAAAGTCTAGAGAAGATCGTGTTTCTAATGAGAAGTACACCACAAGTGCTGATATATCTGGTCAGCCAGCAAATGCCAAGGCAGCCGAGAAGGATATGCGTAAATCTGCAGCCAAGGACGGAGTTAAGCTAGGAGAAACCGAAATGAAGATTGATGAATCTGCGGTCAAAAAATATTTGACTGAAAATAAAGGTCTATTTAATAATGTACAAGAAGCAATAGACAATCTCGTACAAGTGTTCAAAATACAATGGTCTGATGCTCGTACATATGTGGAGGCATCGTCCGCGGTTAAGAGCGCAATGAATAACGAGAAGATTCAATCTTCGGATGTCCAATTACGTCTCGATGAGACATCAACAAGGCTTGTGACTCTAACTGCGGATCGCGAAAAATTAGCAGAGGCATACGCTAACGATGTTGTTGCCCTGACTGTTCAAATAAAGCAGTTGAAAGAACAAGTTAACAAACAAGCTTTCGAAATTACTACTATAAATAGTCTGGATCGTTCCTTGAAAGAACAATTGGAGAAATCGAATGAAAATATTAGAAGTCTTAAAGAAGATAGTGAAAAGTCCGTTAAGGCTCTTCAAGAAGAAAGAACAGTCGAAATCAAACGCATTACCGAAGCAAACGAAGTGAAAATTAAAGAACTTAATGAAGTTCACAGGGGTGAACTTCTTAAGATATATGTCGATTCTAAACTTAAAAGCATGCACCTGCAACTACCGAAACAATTTCTAACAATCTTAGAGAGTTGCACGTCGGTAGAACAGGTGGATGCAGAAATTAGACGTATTCAGGATCAATTACGCGAAGGATTGTTACAATTTAACAGTCTCTCCGAAGTAATTGTCAAGAATAATATTCCCGCTGATCCTGTGCAGGTCGATATAAGTCGCAAAGTAGCGTTAGCACTAAAAGCGTTTGGATATTAAACAACCTAAGGAGAACTTAAATGAGTAAAGCTATACAGGAATTAGTCGAATCGAGAATGGCTGCTATGCAGTCTGATCGCAGGAGACTTACCGAGTCCTGGAAACCGTACATCGGTTCCGTGGATGCTTACCTCGCAAAGAGTGGGAAATCCCCTCTGACCGAGATGGATAAAATGAACATGGCGCGTTGCCTTGAGAACGCTCTGTTAGAAGGTGGAGTTCGCTCCAAGTCGAAGATTTTTGAAACGACCGATAGCTCTGCTATCTCCTTCTTGGGCATTCAGTTGCCCGTAATCGCTGCCCTCTTGCCCAGCCTCGTGTTGAACAAGTTAGCAGTAACCCAGGCATTAGATCGCAGATCTGGCGCAGTCTTTTATCTGGACGTGAAATACGGAACTGGTAAAGGCTCAGTTTCTGCTGCACAGGATATGATGAATGCACAGACTGGTCATAACTCGACCCTTGGTGGTCGTGAATATGCATCGGTTCGTGTTACCAACGAAGTGTACCCGGCAACAACTACGCCGCACACTCTTGCGTACTTCCCAGTAGTATCTGGATCTACCGTCATCACCGATAGCACAACTGGAAACGTGTTGACAGTCGTCTCATCCAGCGGTGGCGTGGATGTGTTAGCATCTTCGCTTTCCTCGGGACATTCTGGAACCGTAACTCTAGCAACCGGCGTGGTAGTAATCAACGGTGGTGGGTTAAGTTATGCGGGTACTGTTTCTTATATGTACGATTGGCAAACTGGTGGTGTTGGTGGTGTAACTACAGCGAACGTTCCTGAAGTTAATATCTCAGTCACCTCCGCAACAATCACTGCAGAGGATTTCCCGCTCAAAGCTTTGTTTACTCTTGGTGCTGCAATCGACCTCGAGAAGGCGCATGGTCTGAATCTTGAAGACGAGCTGGTGAAATATCTTGGTGGTGAAGTAAAGTTCACAATGGATCATCTGGGAATCGATTTAATGAACGCTGCCTCTCAGACGGTTGCTGCTGCGACTACACCTGGAACTTATACCGCGACACCGTCAGCTGGTGAAGCGTGGGTGTGGAAGAAATATCAGTTTCTGGATTTTGTAGAGAAAGCTAACGTGGCAATAATCTCTAAGACGTTACGTGCAGTTTGTAACTTCTTAGTGGTTGGTAATAACACTGCCCGTCTCGTTCGTCAGTTGGATCCTCATTTCAAGCCAGCTTCTGGATTAGACACGTTAGTTCCTACCGGTCCTTACGAACTGGGTACTTTGGACGGCAGGCTCATTGTTCACGATCCGTTGTTAGGCGCTAATGAGATTCTGTTCGGATTCAAGGGTGACAATTATCTGTTTGCTGGATTCTTGTTTGCCCCGTATATTCCTTTATTTGCAACTCCGACACTCGTGACCGCTGATCTCAAGGCCCAGAAGGGTTTCTTGGCGTCTGCTGGCTACAAAGTTGTGAATGCGGGCATGTACACCCATTCGACGATTAACTATGGATCATTATAAACAATGTTAATCTACAGTGGCATTAAAAAGCGATTTTTAATGAAAACCTTGAATATGCTGGGATCTCTCAGAGATGAGACAATCAGCAGGGATAGCTTGAGCAGTCAAGAAGCCCTCAACGACTACCAAGAGGCATCTGATTTATCAGATGGTGGTATAGTCTGGTCTATGTAGTGATGCATAGAGATTGGCAGAAATGACCAATCCCACAGCAATGTGAGTAACAATACGGGTACGATGAACTACGGATCACTTTAAACGTGAGTTAATAGGGAGAGGGAAGTTCACTTCTCTTTCCTCTCCCTATTAATAAAAGAATGAATAGAATTTGCAAAATCTGTAACTTAGAGAAACCAATTGTTAAATTTAATAAGCAAGGCATATATTATAGACATATTTGCATGTCGTGTCAACATCTTAGACATAAGATGAGAAAACAATTAAGATTATGTAAATCTAAACAGAGAATCAACGAAGATGCGACTAATTTGATAAGAATTTGTAAAGTTTGCAAAGAATCAAAACACCTAATTGAATTTGAGAAACAGAATAGATGGCATAGACATATATGTAAGGTATGTTCTATTAATTACAAACGTGAACGTTATAGAATTAAGTATTCTAATTTAATTAATAGAGAGTTGAAGAGAGAAGATGAACATTATAGATATCCAAGATATGAGAATTCTAGAAGAAGACGTTATGCTAGTATGAAATATAAATTAAAATCAAGAATCAGACGTCACAATCGAAGAGTTGATGAAAAGAGTCTTACTGTAGAGATGATACAAATAGTTTATGAAGAGAATATCATAAAGTACGGTGCTCTTACCTGTGAATTATGTTTTAAGCCAATCAAGTTTGGAGAAGACTCTCTTGAGCATTTTTATCCAGTCAGCAGAAAGAACGAATATCAAGGTAAAGATATAAATGAACGCTCTAATCTTGGCGTTGCTCATGGTAATAATAGTGTAGAACGATGCAACGATAAGAAAGGAAATAAAACTTTAAATGAGTGGTTTCATATGAACGAAGTACTTCATCAAGAATTGGCGAGGGTTAAAAATGTTATCTTCTGATATAATCGATTGGTGTCATCAAGAATTTCAACCAGTAGATTTGGCTACTCCTGACGATACAATTGGTCAATTAATTCGGAATGCGATTCGTTACTGGAATACTCATTCTGCATTTCCTGTGGTTAAGATGTTTCCTATTAGCATAGCAGTTCCCGGTTCAGGAAATCTGAATGCGACAACAGTATTGTCGAGTGACTATAAGAATGTGGTTAAGGTTTATCCTGCTACTCAACCTGATTGGATATTGCAGAATTATCCGTTATGGTCATTGTTGGGTATTACTATCATTGACAATTTGACCTCAGACTTGATAATGTTGACAGAGGCTTACAAGAATTATAGATATTATATGGGTACCGACTTCAATTGGCACTACGAGAAGTCAGACGATCCTGCAATAGGCGGAACTTTGTATATGTCGAATCTGCCGAATCGAACGGGAATTGTGTGCGTTGTTGGTACAAAAAGAATCATCAACGGAACAACTACTTTAAATATTATAGGAACTTCTGGAACGTTTTCGTTTATACCCGTTGAAGGTGGCACCATTGTGATGACAAACGGCACGCATACATATACTGACGACGGTAACAATAATTTAGTGTCATCTATTAGTGGATATAGTGGAACAGTAGATTACTCAACTGGAGCATGGACAGTGACTGGTTGGGTTGGTGCAGTTACCGGTACTGTTACTTATCGATACGAAGAGAATATTAAGAGCGAATATATTTTGGAGTGGCTTCTTTACTACATTAAGGCACTGCTTAAGATGGCTGAGGGTAATACATTGAGAAAGACTACTGCGATAGGCATAGCTAACGACGGTGCTGCTTTATACATAGAAGGAAAAGAAGAGAAAGAAGCATTGGAAGAGAAGTTGGGTATAGATGGTCGTTGGTTTGCATTTGTGAAACGTTTCTAAATATGAATATATTTAATCAGTTAACAGAGGCAGTTATTAACGAACTCGATTATGCGGGTATGAAACGCAAACAACAGTCAGTCACTAAGTTGTTTCCGACGTTTCGTAATCGTATGCAGAAATTAGTTGATAATGGCGGACTTGAACTCGTTAATCAGTTTCCCGAGTTGTGGCAGTTCAAAGTGCCATCGGGCACTACTCCCGGCAAAAATTATGATGTGTATGTGCAGTTTGTTGATGTATTGCCTACTTTGAAGAAATGGGTATCAAACAGAAAATTATGGAATACAGATGAAACGGCGATGGATTACAGACTGTTGGCGGCAGAAGTTCTGAATGACATCAACATCAAGACAGACTGTAGTTGCCCCGCCGACACATTCTACGGACCAGAATACTTGAAGACGCAGAGAGCAGCTCAATTTGGGGATGAAGAGAATCGTCCCCCAAGAATCAGAAATCCGCGTCAGTATGGAATTCTTTGTAAACATGGTGCATACGTATTTGAACGACTACCAATGTTTACCTCCACGTTTGCGAAATGGCTTAAAGACTTCTATTCAGATGAGATTGATGATATGTTTGCAGACGCCCAACAGGAATTGTTTGGTATTCAGAAAGCGACTGCTGAATTAGGAAGACGAGAAGAAGAAATGGGAGGTAAACATGTGGAAGTTCCTAAAGAAGTTGTTCCAGAGAAACCCGAAGAACCCGGAGAAGGAAGTGCTGGTACAGCAACCAAACCCAAGCCTAAACCAACCGGGCCAGCAGCCCCAAGTGCAACCAGTTCTGAAGAGGAAAAGGGGAAGACCGCGGAAGGTCCTAAAGGTTTGAAGAAGGCTACTACTTCTGGTAATACTTCGGCAACCAAGCCTGCTAACAGAAAGATAGAAGCTAAATGAGTGATATAAATCGCATCGTTGAGAGGATTATCGAACAGACTGCTGGTGTTGGTTCAAGTGCGAGTGCACCTTCTGGTATGATTCCTGCACAGACTACGTCTGGCAATCCTTCAGTATCATATCTTCCAGGCGGGTTTACCTCCATGAAGAATATGATGAGATCGTTGACTCCCGTTAAGAAGAAATGGAAGTTAGAAGTTATTGAAGACAACGAGAATTATCGTCTCAAGATTGAAGATGCGTTGGATGTGATTGTTCCGAAATTTGCGTGGGCTGAGTTTAACAATAAGGTAATGAGAGTTCAAGGTTTAAACGAGATAGATTTAAATAGTATATTGAATGAGGCAAAGACTGAGGAAGTGCATAATTTATATGATAAATTAGTTCGCGTGATGACTGTCAATCTACGCGAGAACAAACAAGTTTCGCGAACCATAGTTCTTATGAACTACTGGCTGTCAGTATTTAGAAAGTCGCGATTTATTCCATTAACACAGGAGTCACTCATATCGTTGAATAATTATGACGGTGACGTTCGAAAGATTGTTGGTAGAATACAGAACATATATTCTGACGATATTGGAAATTTACAGATGTTGATTCGTTCGATAGAGGATGAAAGACCTTTGAATACATATGAACCATTCTCTGAGTATGAATATTTGTTCGGAACACGTATTCAGTCAGAGTACGAAGGAATTATGATGACCCTGGAACTTACTCTTAATATGATAATGGTTCCTACGCAATCATTATACATAGAATCGGCAGAAGTGCTTGCCGAATTAGAGAGTTTCAGAACCGTCAAAGTATTGAACAACATAGTGATGCCTGTCGATATGATGTTTGCACCCGGCATGTTTAGTGGTCTTCGAACTATTATTGACACATTGGAATCGAAGTCAGAAGCTACACCGTAGAAATGTGGACAATAACATACGAGAAGAACTTGCTGGTATTAAAAATGAGTTAGAGGGGTCTAAGAAGATTTTAGGCAAATGCGCCTCGGCGTTAGTTTCATTACTTTGCGAGAAAATATGACCGAAGATAAAGAAAAAATAGCAGTACTGGAGGAAAGAATTTCTAACTGGACAGAACGAACTGAAACATATCGTAAAGAGCAGGCTCTTCGAAGAGCAGAAGAGCATAAAGAATATATTGAAAATTTTCAGATTATTTTTAGTAAACTGGATAAACTCCCTTGTGAAAAACACGTTGAGAAGTTAAACGAAATAGAAAAGATAAGAGCAACTATGGGTAGATATATTATCTACGGGATTACTTCACTTGTTGGGATAGCGGTCGTATGGGGAATGGTACAGCAACAGGTACATATTAACACCTTGCGATTAGATAAAATTGAGTTGTCAGAGAAACCAAATGCCAGATAAATGCGAATGTAAATATATCTTAGACTACTGCGGCTTAAAGAAACGGGGCAGGCGCTTCAGCAGAAGCTATATCTGTAAGAAGTGCGGACAGAAATACGAAACACTATGCGAGAAAATGCTCAACAGAAAACGATTCATTAAAAATGCATAGATTACTGGAACAGACGTTAAAAGTCTTTGAAAATTCGGGTGGCGATTACAGTTACTCTCTGATTAAGATTGAGATTCCGAAGAATGTAACCGAGAAGATTTTAGCGTTCGGAATGTCGATTCCGAATGAAGAGTTGTATGAAGACCCGAACGACGATTCTTTTGGTAGAGAACTTGAGACGCACATAACCGTGAAATACGGTTTGACTACCAAAGATGCAGACGAAGTAACGTCGATCGTTAACAATGAAAATAATCCTATTAGTGTAACGTTGGGAGATATTAGTATTTTTGAGGGAGACAAGACAGACAAACCTTACGATGTCGTGAAAGTTTCTGTCGAAAGTGAAGATTTGAATAGATATCACAAATTGTTCTCCGATAAGTTAGAAAATAAAGACGACCATTCGAGTTATAAGCCTCATCTGACGATAGCATACGTCAAGAAGGGCGAAGGTCAAAAGTATGTAGGAAATGCCGATTTTGCAGGGATGACATTCGAATCGAACGAATTAGTATTTAAGACTCCAGAGGGCGACGTTACAAAGATACCTTTGACTGACGGAATGTGATGAGAGAAATATTGAATGAGACGTTGAAGATTTTCGAAGACAGGGGCATTGGACTCGAACCTCTTATTCATGAATTTGTGTACGATTTTTCTTCTCTTTCAGAGGAAGCGGCTCAGAAACGCGTTGAAGCTATCACGGCTTATTATAAAGAGATTTTAGATAGATCTGGCAGTGTTAAGTTAGCTTACAACAAAACAAGAGAGTGGGCTAATCGAATTTACGTTCAAGCTAAATTAAAGGTCTCCTCAGACCTATAAATGGAGGATAGAAAGATGAGTTCACAGGATGTAGCAAAACAGGCATTCGCTGAAGCCGAAAAAGAAGCGAGAGAGAAACAAGTAGCAGAAGTAAAGAGAATTGTAACAAAGACGTTGGAACGACTCGAAGAAGTACGCAAGAATATCAAGAACCTTCAGGAGGATGAGAGAATTTTGAAAATGGATATTGACGATCTCAAGGAGGGAAAACTTGATAGAATTGCTGAACGTCAGGAAAAGGATCCGGAGGCAAAAAAAGTGTCAGTGGTTCTGATTATAAAAGAAAAAGAAGTGATTAGAGAAGTGAGTCCTTGGTATTTTCCATATCAAGTAATTTGGCAGCAACCACTTACACCATTATTGTATTGTGTGAACACGGTGAACACAGTATATGGTGGTAATCTTACCAGTGCATACGGGGGAAGTTCTGATCAGTTGTCAGGTGGCTCAGCATTTCAGGCTACACTAACTGGTTCAGCAATTACGTGTTCCATTGCTAAGGATGCTGCTACAGGAGCATATGATATTAACGGGCACATCGTACATTTAAGATAAACCAAAAGGTCTGAGGAGACTGTAAATTGAAAAGGAGAAATAAATGGGCCGCGAAAAGATAGTGAACGATTTGTACAAGTTTTTAAAAGAGGACGTAACAGTTGAGAAGTTATTCGAAGCTGATATCTCTGCTTACGGCGACGTTCTTAATGAAGGGAAATTACCTGCAGATACATCAGTAGCTACTTCTGATCAGATTCAAATGTTGGCAGAGAAGAAATGTCCTAAATGCAAGACAGATATGAAGGGCGTAAAGAGCCACGAGAAAGGCGAAGGAAAAATATATACTTGCCCGAAGTGTGGTATGGAATATAGTGAGAAAAAAGAATCAGTCTCTGAGAAAGCGACTGACGATCCAGCTGTTAATAAAGATATAAAGACTGCTAATGCAGGTATTACCGAACAGCCCGAGATGTCTAAAGTGTCGAAAGAGATGGACAAAGCCACCTCTGATACTGAGAAAAAGTCTGATTTCAAGCAGGCTGCCGGTGTTGCAGATGTAAAGGACGAGAAGAAAGCTACTGTCAAAGTTACTGGTGTTGTTTCTGGTAATACTGATGAAGGGAAATTACCTGCAGATACATCAGTAGCTACTCCTGATCAGATTCAAAAGTTAGCCGAAACCGAAGATATATTTACCGTATCGAACGAGGAAGCAGCGAAGAAAATTCAGTCCAGATTCCCGAACTCGAAATATGAACGCAATACGCAGGGTACTTTTACTGTGTACGTTTCAGAGAAAACCACAGAGCCTTCACCTGCAGAAGTAAAAGCAGTTGAAGTTCCAGAAGTGAAAGCTGAAAAAGATGCGAACGTTCCTTTAAAGACGATGGCTACTGATAACTCGAACGCGTTAGCCAATTCTTCTCAGGTAGAGGATCCTGGTACTATGAAGACGACAAAACAAGAACAGCCTGCGTCACAGCCGGCAGTTGCGTCTACTCAGGTGATTGACCCAGGAACCACTAGTACTGTCAAACAGGAACAAGCTGCCACTGAAAAGGGTGCAGTTAGTACAACCGAACCTGCTGCCACTGCTCCCGCGTCAACGAGTAGCGCTGCTTTTACAAAGGCCGAGGAAGACACCAACAAGTTGACCAAAGAGAGTAAAATTTGTGATAAATGCAAGAGTGAGAAATGTGAGTGCGTTACGAGTCTCGAGAAGAAAGTCAAAGAAGACGTAAACATTACAGTCAAGACTGATGATAAGGAAGTAAATATCAATGCAGTTCCTGGTCAAACTACCGTTACCACCGCAGACGCAGTTGCTCCTGCACCGTTAGCATTGCCGTCTGATATATTGACGATGGAGGAACCAGAAGTCGAGGAACCAGAATACGAAGACGTGTTTGCAACTGAGATGGCAGAGAGATTTTACGCTGCTGATTATCTATCTGGATTCAAGAAGATAACCGAAAAACAAGCGAAATTCGTGGCAGACATTAAAGCCAAAAAGATATCCAAAAAGAACAAGGAGAAAGTTTCCAAGAAGTTAAACGATATGAAAAAGGAGAAATAATGAACGACGTAAGACATATGATTGGCGAGACGATGCAAGTAAAGGAAGACGATTTAAGCTCAGATTCTGGTGCAAGACCAGAAGTCACTCCCGAGTTGATTGATTCTCTTATTGTTAACATGCCCGAACTCGCTGATTGCGACAAAGATATGTTGCTTAAGGGAATGCAACACGAGATGGAACACTTTGATTCAGTTGGTGGCGATATCAATATTGTTGCCAAAATCACCTGTGATCATATGCAGGAATTTCCTGATCAGGACTACTATGGTGCATTGGCACAAATGGAAGCTAATATGGATCAGGAGATGGAAGGTGGAGAAGTCGGAGCCGAACCCGTAGGTGAGAAATGGGACACAAAAGGCCCAGTAGTCTCTCCGTCAGAAGAAGGTAAATACAAAGGCAAGACTATTGCAGATTTGCGCAAGATGAGAAGTACACTAAAGTCTAAGAAAGAAAGAACGAAAGAAGAGTCCGACAAACTGCGCGAGTTGAATTTTGCTATTCGTTCCAAGACAGGTTGGGGCAAAGTTTCTGAAGAGGCAGTAGAACAAGGAAAGTCTAACGAAACTAAGGAACCAAAGGAAGACGAACAGATTGAGATGAAGAAAGAAGCTAACAAGAAAGAAGAAGACAGAATCAACAAGGAAGCCGCAGAGAAGAAATAGAGACTGGTAGAGCCGACTGTTTGTGATGAGGAGATAGATTATAATGAGCGTGATAATTGCTCAAAGACTTATCGATGTAGTTAAGACATTTAATGATTTAGGTATCGAATTATATGGTATTACATGTACGTTGTATGTTCCTACGAATTTGACGCCTCTTGAGCCTAATGACGTTTACACTTCTCCAGACGATATTACTTACACTAAATGGGAATGCGTGAAGGTTTGGATTACTTGGTTTGAGAAAGATTTGCACAGATTACGCAAGCTCGGAATATTTGCTGAGAACGAGACTCCAATTCTGGCGAGATTCAAGAACGTGCCTGAGGTTACAATTCAGAGTTATGTCAAACTTAAGAGTCAATATATACCAGGCACGTTCGATACTGACGAGTTTGAAGTGGTCGATGTGATGATGCAGAATATGTACGACAACGAGGTTTATCGTTGGTTTAAGTTAGCCCCTCGTAGAAAGAAGAATGTATGAAGATTAGAAAATTGACGAATGTTAGTGATAGTGATATGGGTATTGTTTTAGAAGAAGGTAATACCGTGTTTCTGCATCCTGGAGAACAGATGGAGAATGTTTCAATTAGAGCTGCGCAGGGTTTGCCGAAGGGTGCAAAACTTGAATATGATTTGTCAGAAGTTCCGCAGATTAACGAAGACAGGAAACTATTATTTGACTAAGATGAAGATTAACAAACAGAAGACAGAACAATCGCAACAGTTCAAAATTGTAACAATACATCTGTTGGCTAATAAAATCTTCTGCGAATTTATAAAGATGAACGAGACGTTTCACGTCGAACCCGAATATTTCTTTGAGAATTGGATTGATAGAAATGTGCTAAAACCGGATGAACAGTTAAAGAAATGGACGTGGAGATATTTCATGGAGAACTTGATAGAATTTAGAAAATTTCAAAAATTATGAGTTCATTTATTCAGACTATTGACAATGGAGTTAAGGCTTTAGTTTTCAGCAAGTTCAAGAGTTATCTCAACTTGAATAATCTGAATCAGGATATGGTGTTCTTTCCGTTCGAGATAGCCCAAAGAAAGATAGCAGAGAAACGCGGAGAGGCTACTGTAGAATTTATGAGCGTTTGGCGATATGGTCTTCAGTTCGACTGGAGTAGGCAGCGTTCTACTCTTGCCAGGCGTGGACTTGTAATGAACTATGTAAACAGTAGTTCGAAGTCTCAACTTGTTACTATTAAAGCAGTTCCAGCTACAATAGATTATCATTTCTGGTTATGGAGTAGAAATTTAGATTCAATAATGCAGGCTGCAGAATCGTATCTGTTCTGGGTACACGATCATCCGCAGTTGGTGTTGTTTTACAATGGTCTTTATGAGATGGACATGTATATGAAGTTTGGGTCAGCTATTGATCGTACGAACTATAACATATATGAGAAAGGTCAATATTTTGTGTATGAATTCTCGATATCCCTGGAAGGATGGGTAATGACTTCAATAATCACAAAGACGATATTGAAGATTATTCTTGACTTGTATCTTCGAGAAGGTACAGCTCCACACTACAGGGATACTTTAGTGGATGAGTTTATTATCACAGCGACACCGTAATATTCGGGGCTAAAGGAACGCTCTGAGAAGAACGATGGTAAGGAGAGTTTGGATAAATGCAAGTTTTAAACAAAGAAACATTTAAACAAGGGGGTTAAAGATGTCCTTCTATTTGAGTGCGGGTGTATACACTCGAGAACTGAATTTAAGCAATATTGTGCCGACAATCGCAACGACTACTGCAGCACTCGTAGGGTATTCGACAAAAGGCGATACTACACAAATTAGGTTAATGACCAATACTCAACAATTTATTGCTGAGTATGGTGAACCAGTATTAGGCACTGATTTCCACTATGCTGCATTGGCATTCTTAGAAACTGGAAATCAACTTTGGTGCTACAGAGTGCAAAACGGTGCTTTGTACGGCGGAGTTAAGATTAAGACCAGTACTGATGGAACCAACGCCGCAATTGTTGACGGTGTTTCTTCTCCTGATTTTGTATTTATCTCTGGGGAAGACAATCTGTTCAATATTTATGGTGCTAATGCAGGTGCATGGAACAACGACATCGGAATTCAGATTATTAGAACAACTGTCAATGATGCGTTGTATGTGTTTCAAATTGATGTATATTTCAGAGATATTACAGGAACGTTTCAAAAAGTTGAGTCTTGGACAGTTTCCAGAAAGCATCAGATAGACGGATTCGGAAGACAGCAATATTTGGAAACAGTTATCAATGGATTTAGCGATTATATTGTAGTAGCTGACAGCACAATAGATGATGCAACTTTACCCAAGCAACAGACCTCTACATTGGCCTTTGCACAAGGTAGTGATGGATCGGCAATTGCCGAGTCACATTTAATGGCAGGCTGGGACAAATTCGCAAATCCGGATGAGGTTGATATCAGAATTATGATTGAGCCGGGTTTCTTCTCAATTGCAGTTCAAGAGAAGATGAAAGAGGTAGCCGAATCCAGAAAGGATTGTATGGCTATCTTAAATATGGATCCCGCTCAGACGTCTTCAGCAGCAACAATGATTGCCTGGAGAAATGGCACTCAGAGTTTGAATTCCAGTTATGTAGCATTGTATGCGCCGTTGGTTCAGGTATATGACCAATACAATTCTACTCTCGTTGTTTTGGCTGGTTCTGGATATATCGCTGCTCAGTACGCTTATAACGACTATATACGAAACGTATGGAACGCTCCTGCTGGTCTGAATAGAGGAATTCTGAATGTTCTTAGCATTTGTGATCAGAATGGTACTAAATTAGCTTTCACACAGGGCGATAGAGATATGCTTTATCAGGCACAGATTAACCCATTGCAGATATTTCCCGGGTCTGGAAACGTTATCTGGGGTCAAAAGACAGAAACGACAACTGCATCAGCTTTGGATAGGGTAAATGTAAGAAGGTTGCTTATCATCCTTGAGAAGGCAATGGCAGTATCGTTGAGATCATTTGTATTTGAACCAAATGATGACAACACTCGGTTTAGGATTACTGCGATGTTGGATACCTATCTTGATACTCTTAGCGGGTCAGGTGCGTTTGAAACTACTTCAACTGATACTAAAGGATACCAAGTAGTTTGTGATGAAACAAACAACACACCGGATATTATTGACAGAAATGAACTTCACGTCGATGTGTTTGTAAAACCTGTAAGAACAGCAGAATTTATTCAACTTCAGGTTATTGTTACGACAACCGGTGCAAACTTTAATGAACTGATAGCTCGTGGCTTTAACCTGTAAGAAAGAGAAACATAAATAAGGAGGACTAACATGCCCCAGATGGGAATTGACAGTTTAAAGACGAATTTAACAAATCCCGCAAGACCGTTTTTATGGGAAGTGATTGTCCCAGTTCCAATTGGAAACGGAGATTCACAAACCTATACTGTGAGAGCTCAGTCTACCGAAATACCTGGCAGAAGCAATCCGCAGATCAAGATTCCTTACAAACAGACTGCAGGAATTGTAGTTGCTGGTAAGTTGACTTATGATCAGACATGGACGGTCACGTTTATAGAGGGTGAAGACAAGAAAGTGTTTGATGCTATAGAGTCATGGCAACAAATTATCGTTAACAATTTGACCGGGATTGGTGTAGGGGATCCGTTTTACAAGACGGATGTGTACCTGACTACAATCACAGTTGGTGGTGAAGTGTATATGAAAATCAAGCTGAAGGGTGCGTGGGTGCAGAATCTTGGTAAAGTTGCAGTTGATTATGCCGGCGGAGACGGAACCATCAAATATCCAATTACTTTTTCGTTTGATACCTGGGAACAAGTTTCCTAATCGGAGTGTAAATGGCAGGAGTTAGCGTACCAGTTGATTGGATTCTGTCGAAGGCACGTTTTCAGAGAAATTATCTCTGGGACGTGCTTTTGCCAGACATTGGTGTAAACACAAATGCCAACGCCACGACCAATGCTCTTTTCGAAGGGTTAGTTGGTTTCGGGTTGGCACAGCTTGTTAGAGCTGTGCAGTTTGGTGATTACAGCATGTCGGATGCTAGTACAATGCGTGTTGGTCCTTACAAGGCGAACTTTGCTGGGTTGTTAACTGTTGACAAGATACGCATCACATTCGTGAAGACGATGCCTGATGCAGTATCAGCATACATCAATGCTTGGAAGAATTTGATTGTCGATGATGCAGGTTTATTTCACCCAAAAGTTAATTATCAAAGAACTATTTATGTTCGGTTTATAGACTCAACAGGGATTGCTCTTGGTCAATATAAGTTAATAGGGTGTTTTCCTGTGACGTTTCCAAAGTACAATCTTGACTATAACAATAATGATCTTACTACGGTGCAGGTTGAATTTGCTGTAGATAAGATTGAATATCAATGGTTTGGGAATTAATAATGAAGAATTTATTCGAGTTTATCAAAAAACAGATTAACGAGAGTGTTGTAACAACCCAAATCACCGATATGAACAACAAATTGCTTGGTGTGCTTGTCGAAGATGAGACGATGATTGAGCTGCGTACACCTATGGGTCAAGCGTTGGGGCGATATATCAAGGCTTCAAATACCACAACCGATATGATGAACAAGGCGTTAGCTAAAGGAAACACGTTGATGTCAATGTTGAAATAGGAGAAGTTAAAATCAAAAACTTTCCTCACAAAAAGAAAAAAGGAGAGAACAAATGCAAGACAATTTTGTAACAGTAAAGTTACCTTCCAAATGTCTAGTCTATCCAGACATAGACTTGGTGAAGGACCCCGATTCAATTCAAATTCGCACGTTCAAGGGCCGCGACGAAAAACTTATCGCTGAGTTAAGCAACGAGAATTTCGAGAAGAAGTTTGTTATAGTGTTGCGCAGTGTTTTGAAGGGTATTGATCCTGTTAAACTTACTCTAGGAGATCGTTTGTATTTGATAGTTTGGGAAGCTATTAACTCTTACTCAAAAATATTCTCAGTTGATTTTGAGTGTGAACATTGTTGGCAGAAGAATATCTATGACGTTGATTTATCTATGTTAGATGTGCTTGCGCTTCCAGATGACTACAAAGAACCATATGAACTCAAACTTCCTGTGTCTGGCGAAGTTGTGAAGTGTAGATTGTTGCGAGTGGAAGATTTACTGAAGGTGAACGAGTTGGAGAAGGCAAATCAGAACGTGTGGCTTTATCGTTATGCGTTATCACTGGCAGATGACAGAGGAATCTGGGATAAGGTTGATTATTTGGAGAATTTGTCAACCAAGGATTTGATGATTATTAGAGCTTTTCATACAAAGTTTGATCACGGACTTAAGATGGAAACAGGATACGAATGCCCAAAGTGTGGAGGTACCGGTATTATGCCGGTACCCTTTCGACTTGAGATGCTTCTTCCGTATGGGAAAAAGCTTGAACGATATACTGGAGATGCAGTTTGATCTATTGTATTATCTAAATATGACAATTCATGACTATGACAATAACGATGTCCGCGATAATAATTGGATACATAGTCGGTTAGTTTTACAGAAGAAGGAAGAACAAAAGGCGCGTAAAGAAGCCGCGGGAGCAACTGATGGCAGATGATATTAGCGAGAAAATAGACAAGCTAGCCAAGGAAGTAAAGAAGATGAGTAAGACTTCGACTACTTCTGCACGCGATCCTATTAAGGATATGAAAGACGCCGGGTTTGGGGCGTTTACTGCAGAAGGTCAGAAGGCTCTTAATATTATTAATATTAGATACACTGGCGATTTTCTTACCTTCTTTATAGAGTTAGAGAAGAAATACTCTGGTTATACGCGACAAACCGCAGAAATTACCAGAATTAAGAGCGTCCGTCAGAAGATTGGCGATTTGTCAGTATTAATTGATAAACTTCTGTTAGGAACAATCTCATCAGATCCGTCAAAAGATATACAGAATATTAGACAGAGTGTTAATGATTTGGACTCAGAATTTGAATTCTTTACTAATTCTGCGAAAGTTACCAACGTGTTATCTGAGAATATGAAAGAAGTAGAGGGATCTACCGGAATTAGCATAGACGATTTGAAATATGCGCAAGGGTTGTTTGGTAGAAAGACTCAACAGCTAGCGAAGAGATCGCGCATTTCGCCTGAACTTAAAGATTTTGGGAAAGGTATGCTAAAGGGTGTAGCTATCTCTGCTCTAGCACCGTTTGCCCCATTTATATCCCCAGCCACTAAGATGTTTCAAGGTAATAGACGACGTGCAGAAACCGTAGAAAGTTCTGCATTTGAGAATGCTGGTATAAATCGCGAGGAGTCAGTTCCTAGACCAACTTCTGAGAGAACACCAGAATTTGCTTCAATGGGTACAAGTGTTGGAGAAGAACAAGTTGGGGGAAGACGTCGGGCTGCAGCAGGCGGAGGCGGTGGAAGACCTGGTAGTCACAGCACGCAAGATGAATTATTTTTGTTCTTTAATACGAAAGCTAGTCAGGCCAAATGGACGAAAGAGTTGCTCGAAGCAGTTGGTGGTGGTACCGCAGAGAAAGATCCAACAAAGAAGGCGGGTGGTTTTGAAATGTCCGGTATAGCTGGAATGTTGGGCAATTTAGGTAAGGCTATACTCCCTGCTCTTGGTCCTATCCTGGGTGTTACTGCTTCAGCTGTTGGCGGTTGGATGGCTGGTAGATGGTTGGGTGAACATATTAAGTGGGGTGGCAAGAGTTTAGATAAACATGTTCAGGATGGATTTGTTAAGTTGATGGGTGGAGATGAAAAGGATCGGTTAAAGAAAGCATCTAGAGAAGCAACACGTCCAGAGATGAAACGGGCTCTCGAGTTAGTGGCTGGGGGAATGAACCCGCGAGAAGCAGCACTACAGGCCAGTTCAGAGCTTGGAATCACACCCGGTAAAGGGGCTGAAACTAAAAAGCAGATTGGTAAGACCGGTCTTGTTTCTACTATCGGTGTTGGGGAACAAGGTGAGATGGAGAAGAAATCTGCTTATGAAACTGATGTTAAAAAATACCTGCCTGGCGGTACTGCAGGAATGAGTGTTGGTGAGATAAGCAAGGCTGTAAAGACTGGTAGAGAGACAGAAGCTAAAGAACGTGATGCAGATAAGAGAATGGGTATTGACAATGCAGTAGAAGGTAAGTGGGCTGATGGTAGAAAAGAGAAAGTTCCTATTGATACTGCTCAAGCTGAATTAGCGAAGACACAGAAAGATAGTGCAGAAAAACTTCATACTGCCGTTACTACTATGAGCGAGGCTATGACAGGTGCTGGTAAAACAGGTACAAAAGGTAAACAAAGTGGACACGACGCGAATAATACTAGAAATCCTGTACTGTCATCAATTGGTGCAGGTCAGATTACGGATTAGGAGTATCGATGGCTAATACGATTACATCTAAAACTTATAATGCGCCTTCTCCAATAATCAATGCAATCAAGTCTTTCCTGCCGGTTGTGTGTGGAGTTCCGGAGAGTGTGCTTAGTGGAATAAGCGATAGATATATTCTTGAACTGTACGCAGATTTAGGAGGTAACGCTATCGGCTTTGGGCCAGGTGCACATGAAATGACTATTCATGCCTACTTGCAGGATAAAATAGTTATGGACGCAAATTGTACATGGGAGCCGATACTTTCTGGCGAGCTAGCTGATCTTCTTAAAACTGCTGACTCTGCACTGCAATTGATAGCCAATAGATCGGCAATTTCTACCGTAAGTACGCAGAGAAAGTGGACAGGGTCATCTCCTATTAGCGTAAACTTCAAATTAAAATTCGAAGCTGTAAATGACGTTTATAGTGAGGTGATGCTTCCGTGTCAGTTACTGCAGAGTCTTACCTTGCCAAGAGGCGGCTTTATGAATACTCTTGGTTTGATACCACCAGGGCCGAATCCATTTACACTTGCACCACAAAACGGGCAGAGTTTAGCTCCTGGAGCTAGAGGAGAACAAATTTCTATTAACATAGGGAACTTCATTGGTTTTCGAAGCATTATTGTTAAAAATGTTAAAGTGACCTATGAAAATCGAATGAGTAAAGCTGGTCCTATCGGTGCTGAAGTCGACCTTGGTATAGAGACTTTCAGAATGTTAACTCGTGAAGAGTTACAACAGGCATATAAAGAGAAGATGCAGGTTTCTGGGAAGACTAGCAACGCTATAGGACAGCTTGATTAGAATATGTTGAGAGGGGGGCTGTACACATTGACCGCACTTCATTCTTCAATATAGTTGATATAGGCAATGGTCCTGAATACGACCATCTTAACAATACTCTAAATAGATTCACTATGATTTACCCGGTTCAGTATTATCGAATTATGGCAAGTGATGTATTGCGCCCAGATATGATAAGTTATAAATCTTATGGATCAGTCAAGTTTTGGTGGATAATTTGTTTTGTGAATAAAATTCAAGACCCACTTACTGACATTAATGTAGGAAGTTTGATTAAGATTCCGAGTATTCTCGATATTTATTCCTTTTACAAACGATATTCTTTTAGATAAATGATAGGAAATTATCATCTAATCGTAAAATTTGGTGAAATTATAGTTCCGTTAACAACATCTGTCTTACGGGAACTTACGATTGTTCAGGATATGAATAAGATACTTCCAGAGTTTCGACTACGAATTGATGACAACTCAGGAGCATTAACACACGTTGCGCCATTTGATCGCAACATGAGTAGTGTATATATTGAATGCGCCTTAGATTACACGACTGATGATAAGAACGCATTTAACTTTCTGGTATATATACGTGAACCTGGTGGTGTACAAAGTACCCCTACCAATGAGTATGACGTTTCTGGGTTATTAGATGTATCTGGATTATTTGCGCCAGATGTATCTCGAGGATTTTCAGGAAGTATAAAAACTTCATTGGAGACCGTAGTCAAGAACGAAATTGGAGTTGATTCAACTGAAATAAGTTCGTCCTTAGATTATTCGAAGAATCTGTTACAACCTCACTGGAATAACGTGCAGTTGTTCAATCAGTTGAAAGAATATCTGCTTGGTAGGAACAATGAATATGGATACAAGTGTTTCGTGAAGAATTATAAGTTTAAGAAGGTTTTTACGTTTCGAAGTATATCAGAGATGATGGCTGATGAAGTGTCCTATAAGTTTATACTGAATGATACTAAGTTTCAGGATCAACTACCAATTTTTGCGTATTACATATTTGACAACTATAAGTTGTATGGAGTATTTGGTACGCGAAAACAGGATGCATCATATTATGATTACACCAACAGTCAGTACACATCTTATTCAGAGAATGTCACTGATTACTATTCAATGTCTGATTTTTACGCGATAGATAAGAGTGATAGTTCAGATAACAATGAAATCAATGATACTGGCAGAAGCAACGACTTTACCTTAGATTTCAAGGGAAAGGTTAAGGGTGAATATGGCAATAGATTAGCCAGTTTAGTGCAGATGTGGATAACGACGCAAGGACTACCAAATGCCGTGCCTGGGCAAACTGTTCAGATATTTTTTCCGCATGGCGCTGCTAGCGACAATCTTTATTCTTATCAGTATTCTGGGTATTGGTTGATAGAACGAGTTGTTCATAATTTAGGCGATGCATTTATAACAAAATTGCTTCTCACCCGACAAGGTCTTGACACAGATAAAAATACTAGTCTATTATCGGCTACTAATAAGAAAAGGTCATAAAATGGAACAGAAATTAGGGACAACAGGGCTATCATTTCACAACGACAAATTTGAGTTGATATATCGAGCAAAGGTTCTGGACAACAATGATCCACTTCAATATGGGCGAATCAAAGTGCAGGTCTATCCTATGTTTCAAGATATTATCGATTCTACTTTATTACCGTGGGCTGTTCCTGCTATGCCTTTGTTTGAGGGCGCTGGTGATAATATTGGTAGCTTTGCAGTTCCAAAAATAGATTCATTTGTGTTTGTATTCTTTGAACAAGGGGATATTTATCAGCCGGTTTACTTTGCAGAAGCGCAGACAGCACAAAAGGGATTACCGACTGCAAGAACGACTAACTATCCTAATAGGAAAGTTTTAAGAACAAGTGGTGGTATAGAGATGTTTATTGATGATACTAGTAAAGAAGTTAAGTTAACGCATTCCTCTGGAACGATTATAGATATAGCAACTGACGGAAGTTTGTCTGTGACTGCTGTGGGAAATGTTGTAATTCAAGGTGCAAACGTGAGTATAAATCCATAAATGACTAAAAGAATCGCTTTACTTGGGGACCCAAGTGATCATGGTGGAAGTTTAACAAGTACAAATCAGGATAACAGATTTGATGTTGGTGGTGTGCAGGTCTGTGCAAATGGTTGTGATCACGACTGTCCGATACCTGGTCATGGTACGACCTCGGTTTCTGCTGTTACAGTAAAGTCTTTTGTAAATGGGAAGTTGATTATAACGCAGGATGCAACTGCAGGCTGCGGCGCAAAGATAACACCCCCAGATAGGCATGTGTACTGTGAATAGGAGATAATATGGATGCGGTAGAGATATGGTCGGATTTGCATCAATCATTATCATCAGATGCTCAAGGCAACCTAAGAAAGGTAATTAATATAGAATCCGTTAAGACTTCAATTGATAACATATTAGGAACAGTTAGGGGTGAAAGGGTATTTCTTCCAGAATTTGCTATTGGTTTACAGGGAATGGTGTTTGACCCATTAAACCAAAACCTGATAACTAGATTATCTGATGAAATAAAAAATAGTATTGAAGTCTGGGATCCTAGAGTAACAGTAATTGGAGTAGATTTTCAGGAAGAGACCGACAATAATTATATTGGAATTACAGTCCGATTTAACATACAAAGTTACGCTGAAACTTTTAACTATGTGACGGTAGTTACCCAATAGAATAAGGAGTTGAGAATGTCAACACAACCAATTATCTACACTAATTACGATTTCGATACTCTTGTTGCCCAGTTACAGCAAAGATTGTCTTTGCAAAGCGCCTGGAAGGACATGTATCGAAGTTCTACCGGTTCCATGCTTATTGAGTTGTTCGCAGCAGTAGGAACACTTGTCTTATACTATATAGAAAGACGTGCTGAAGAATCTTATATTGCTACCGCTCAGAATTACTCTTCCGTAGTGAACTTAGCTCGACTTTTGAACTATATTCCTTACCGAAATGTGTCTGCTGGAAGTCCTGCACTAGATCAGCCATCAGCTATACTTAGGTTTAGCCTTAGCGTGCCGGCTACAAAAATGGTATATATTCCAAAGTACACATCTTGTTCAACTTCTGGTGGTATCAATTTTATGGTTTTGGCTGATGGTATAATAATGCCTGGACAATCTTATGTAGATGTCGCCGGTATTCAAGGTACTAAACAGGTTGTATCAAGAACATCATCCGGAAGTACAAATCAAGAATACAATATTAGCGACACCAAAGTAGAAAATTCAAATGTTATTGTTGCAGTTAATTTAATTCCATGGAATTTAGTAACATCCTTTATCAACTCGATAAATACTTCCACTGACTATGTCATACGGCCGGAATTGGATGGGACTATCACAATCGTTTTTGGAAATAACGTCTTTGGGCAGGCTCCAGCTGTAGGAGACGAAATAGTTATCACTTATATTCAGTCAGATGGTTTGGCAGGAAACGTTTATGCAACTGGATTAATTACAACTTTGAACTCTACTATTTATGATCAGGATGGAGCCATTCAGACTGTTACAGTGACTAATACTACCAATTTTTTAGGTGGTGACGATGCTGAAACAACAGAAGATATACGAAATAATGCTCCCGATGTTTTTGCTACAGGAGACAGAGCAGTGACGAAGTCTGATTTTATTGCTATTTTGGATAATTATCATGGTGTAGCAGACTCAAATGTTTGGGGCGAAGCTGAAGAAACAAGTCCTGATTACGATCACTACAATCAAGTTAAGTTAGTAGTACTTTTGCAGGATTGGGCATTGCCAGACACTGCTTTTAAGAATATTTTATCGTCCTTTCTTTATACTAAGTCTCTTATGACAGTACGTTATACCTATATTGATCCAGTAATTTTAGATGTAATCCCGACTCTTAGTCTAAAAATTTTGCCAGGAAATCAATTATCTTATATTCAGTCTTTGGTTGAAACTGCGATAACTAATTTGTTCGTGTTAGGATCAACAACTAAGTTAGGTACCGCGAAAAGAATAGGAGATATATACGAGGCAGTAGAGGGGGTGTCGGGTGTATCTTATAGTCATATAGTATTGAAAATTCAGAAGGAATTAGAGATTGGTTATTATTCTACGTACACTTATGCTCAGACTGTTGAAGCACTACCATTGTTAGCAGGTGGTGTTCAGATTTACAACAACGAGACCCTAATTGCTACAGATAATGGCAGTGGTGGCTTTGTTTCTACCGAAAGTATACCTACTGTTACAGGCTATGTTGATTACACAACTGGTCTTGTTGGAGTAAACATTTCTCCGTCCCCGGCACCTACTGACATAATTTATGTTAGATATCAACAGAATCAAAATGGAGATATAGTAGTCGATAAAGAACAAATTTGTAAGTGGTTTGAGAATGATTACACCAGTATTAGTTATTCTAGTTAAAGGAGAAAAGCATGGATATAAAGTATGAATCGGTTTGGAAGGTACAACACATAAGAGATGGTCGTGTAATCTGGGAGGATGAAGGTCATAACTCACTAGTTCAGGAAGGTGAAGAAGCCGTGCTTGAGAGTTTTTTTAGAAATACTACTTCATACAATCCGACCGAATTTTATGTTCGGCTGTGCAACAGTGCATTGGCTGTTACAGACACTTTAAGTTCAATATCGAGCGAACCGAGTGGATATGGATATGCACCACAGTTAACAGAGAGATCTACAACAGGATTTCCTACGAAGGATGTTTATTTGGGTGCATACCGGCTTACAAGCAAGGTTTTATCATTTACTGCTTCAGGTGGAGATATCGGGCCAGTAATTACTGCTTACTTGGCTACTACAAGTGATAATAGCGGCAAACTTATTGCTTTTAGAGCGTTGTCAATGTCCAGAGTAATCTTAGACACTGATACTATGACTATTCAAATAAGAATAACACTTAGTTAGAGGGACACAATGATTTATGACGCAGATAAACTATATTTTGATGAGTTAGGTCACGGCAGCTCGGGACTTAACTTTGATCAAACAACTCCGCCCATAAATTGGGATGCTTTAGCTGGGACTTTTATTGTAATGACTTGCGACGTTTCATTGTCACTACAACAGTATGTTGCTAATGAGATTCTAGATGTGAATGGGGTTTTTGATATTAGTTTAGTTGAAAACTATTCAAAATACATAGATTTGATGGAACTTGTTCCATTAAAGTTTCGTGATTCTATTGCTCTTCAACAATTTTTCCAGGAAATAGGACTTCAGGTTGGTAGTTGGATTGGTCAAATAAATGACTTGGAAAAAATGATTGATAAGTACAATGTTGGAGATACATATATTCAGAAATTAGCTGATTTAGTTGGGTTAGTTTTTGTTGTTGATAGTACTACTACCTTAGATGATAAACGAAGGCAATTGATTCAAGTTATAGATTGGTACAAGATGAAGGGAACGTATCAGGCAATAAAATATATTGGTTATTTGCTTCAAATGACACTTAATTTTTGGGACATGTACACTAATGATTATGTAACGTTTGTTGAAGAACCGTGGTTTGTAGGTAACAGTCAATCAGAAAATCCAGGCGGATTAGACTCTAGCTATTATAAGTCCCCTCATTTTGGTATGGAGATTGTTTTGGATACGATATACGGAACTTTCCCTGATATATATTTGTTTGAGCCAACTCAACTTACTAATTTGTCTGTATATGTTGAAAAAGTGCGACCTGTAAATACTGTGCCTCATTACTCGGTGTTACTTCAGCCAAAGTGCGACGAAACAGGCGTAGTTAGAGAAATTGCTGGTGGAATAAAAACATGCGTTATTGGGCTATGGGAGTTCTCCAAACTCTATTTTGATTGTGCAGGAAGATCTGGTTACTCTGGTTACAGCGGAATAAGTGGGTATTCTGGTTATAGCGGATCTGTAGTTTACTTCGATGACAATAAATTCTTTGACTACTCTCAAGATGCACTTCTTAATTCTGTTGTCAAATGGAAACTTGGGACTGGAAATAAAGGAGTATCTCCTGATAGTCCAGGATTTGCTATTGCTACACCGGTGTTGTCCGGCGATATAGAGATGATTTCTATTTATTCTGATCGAACAGAGTACGTTTTCAGAGTTATCGGATCTTCACAACAAGGACTATCTGAATTGGGTTTATATTTAATTGATGACACTACATTAGAAGTGGCTTCTACATTTCCAGATATAAACTTAACTACTGATGTTACACTAAAAGTTCAGGTTATTATTTATCGATAAAAGGAGGAAATAAAATGCCTAATGATATTGGTACACAAGAGAGAACAGTAGCCTATTTTGCTCCTGTTGATTCTTTTATTGTTAACAGAATAGCAAAAGATATTAGGAAAACAGGAATTTATTCCGGGGGTTATTTAAGCTCACTAGTAGCTAATACTAGTGTTAGTTTATCTTCGTTAAGTTGCGAAATAACGGATGGAACTTATCAGGAAAGAATTAGAACGACAACTGCAATAACAGGAATAGACATTACTGGCGGTAAAAGTTACGTGGTATTAAGATGGGTATACACAGGAAGTTCAGCTGCAGATTATATGGAAGTAAAGGGGGTAACTGTAGGAAATCTTCTACCTAATGATTTAATTGTTGGAGTGGCAACTACCGGTATTGACTATACTTTAAGGTCCAATCCTCAGGTTATGGATACATTTCTAAAGGTAGAACCTTCTGAAGCTGGTGGTTTATATGTTAGAATAAGAGCAGGTCGGGTAAATTATGGATCAGTCAATTATGATATTGTAGATCAGTTAAGTCCTTTAATGTCAGCTCCTGGTTCTGGAACTAATGTATATGCAATACAGATAAATACTTCGGGAGCTGTAGTAGCTACTGGGCCACAGGCTACTACCCCGCCTGATTATGGTGGATTAGTTACTTTGGCAGAAATAAGAATAGCTGCTGGGCAAAGTAGCATTGTTGCTGCCAACATTAAAGATGTAAGAGCATTTGGTGCTAGTGGAACTGTAATTCCTTTACCTATTGCTAACGGGGGTACAGGCTCTATAACAAAAAATTTTGTTGGCTTTGGAACTGTTTCTGGGGCACAAATTACAATAGCTGTAGGAACTGGAGTCACACCGGGGACATGGACGATATTGGATTTGAGTTCAATTATAGGAACACGGTCTACTTGGGTATATCTGGCTATAAACAGTAGTACAACGGCAACACTTTGGTTTAACATGTATGATGTAAATAATCCAAGCATAGGTCCTGGATTAGGAAGTATTGCTGTTGGAGCAGGCGGAGCAGAAAACTATACTTTAATTCTTACTAATTCTGATGGTACAGTAAGATGTGCTGCTTCGACGTATATGTCAAGTGTTACATTTACTCCTTTGTCATTTTTAGCATGATAAAGTTAAGTGCAAAAACGATTATAACAAATGTAGTTTATAAAACGATAGAAATTTGGAAGACTAAGGTACCTGATAAAAGTTTAGATACGTACGACAATTGGAAGGAAGATTTGGTAGCTAGTATTTGTGCTTTACTGCAAAAACGCGGTATAAACGTTGATGAAGCCTTAATTGTGGAAGAATCTAATGAAGAAAACTAGAAGTTGGAGGATGAGTAATGACTCAATCTAGCTTGCAACAGAACGATATTGTTACTTACCGGGGTGATGATTTCTCGACTCAACTGATTTTCTGTGATGCAGATGGGAATGTAGTCAACATAACCGGTTGGAAGATTTTCTTTACGGTAAAGAAGAATAAAGATGACACTGATGAGAAAGCTGTAATTACTGTTACTATCGATCCTACTGACCCGACTCATGGAATAGCACTGGTTGTCGTTTCTCATACTATTACTGATACTTTAACTGGATTGTATTATTATGACTTTAAGTTCAGAAAAGCTGATTTGACAATTCAGACTATAACCTCTGGTGGGATTACGTTTGAGAAGAACATAACTCGTAGAGTGTCATAATTATGAAGATAAGCATTATTGTCACAACTTGTGGTGATTCAAAAGATTACTTAAAACTTTGTTTGGATAGTATCTTTAAGTTTACAAGTATGATTAATACAGAAGTTATTGTTGTGGCTAATGGTTGTACAGAAGTGGTTAGGGAATACCTGAAGACTAAAACAGTACAACTTTTGTGGTTTGAAGAACGTATTGGTTATGTGAGCGCTGTAAATGAGGGTATTAAGATAAGTAAAGGAGAATACATAGTATTATTAAATGACGACACAATAGTGTTAGGAAGCGACTGGATAGACATCTTTACAAAGCCGTTTTTAGATGATCAAAAAGTAGGAATAACAGGGCCGCTCAAGTTTACTTGGAACTGTGGTGGTATTCAAAGAGCAGCGATTGGATTTTTTTGTGTAATGATAAAACGAAAATTGTTTGATGAATTAGGTTTACTCGACACAATATTTAATCCGGGAATGGGTGAGGATGGAGATTTTTCCATTAAGGCAGAAAAGGCTGGATATAGATTAGTTCAAGTTCCCACAGAAGACCCAAAGGAATTTGGTGATGGGGTAGCTATTCAAAATTTTCCTATTTACCATAAAGGCAATGGGACCTTTTCTGCTGATGTAGATGGTAAGAATAAGATAATAGATAGAAATACTAAAATTTTAGCAGAACGATATGGTCTTAAAAAAGATATTTTAGAAAGCATTTATACTGAACTTTTGAATAATTCATCGGATATAAATCAATTATTTCCTACTTTAAGAAAATACGCTAGTTTATGTTCTCATATAACTGAATTTGGGGTAAGAGATGTGGTTTCTACCTATGCATTTTTAGCAAGTAGGCCCAGAAAAATGGTTTCTTATGATATTTATACTTCGGCTAATATACCCGCTACATTAGATATAGCAAAGGTAAATGAAATAGATTTTAAATTTATAGAACAAAGTACGTTAGAAACAACCATAGAAGAGACAGATTTATTATTTATAGATACCGTTCATAGTTATGGACAATTATCTGAGGAGTTAAGATTACACGCGAATAAGGTAAAGAAATATATATTAATGCACGATACAACTTTTTGTGGTGAGATAGATAGTCCTGCAACTAATTCTATAAAGCAGGGATTAAATATAGCAATTAGTGAGTTCTTATTGGCTCATAAAGAATGGTCAATGATAGAGAAGATTGAAATAAATAACGGTTTAACGGTACTGGAAAGGAAAAGCACTGTGCAAGTATCAATTGTTATACCTACCCTTAATCATTTGGAAGATGGTCTGAAACCTTGTCTGGAAGCAGTTTTAAAGTATACAGATTTGACTGATAAAGAGATTATTGTAGTTCCTAATGGTTGTACTGATGGGACAATGGAATACTTGCAGTCATTGGGTGATAAGATTAAGATTATTTCTTTTGATAAACCAATGGGTTACATTATTCCCGTTAATATGGGGGTAAGATCTGCTTTAGGTAAATACGTTGTTTTATTAAGTAATGATTGTCATTTGCTTCCACAAAAAGTTGATACTTGGATAAATATAATGTTATCTCCATTTTTAGCAGATGATAATGTCGGAGTCGCCGGCCCTCTTGGGTATATCTATCCAGGATTGGGTTTAGCTATTCATGGTGGTTGTGTTATGTATAAAAAGGAAGCATGGGATAAAGTTGGTGGGTATGATACTTTATTTGGTTATGGATACATAAGTGATGTAGATATGAGTCTAAGAATAAATGATTCTGGGTACAAAGCAGTATTTGTACATGAAGATGGTTATGCTGGATCTATTAATACTTATCACATTGATTTTCCACTTTATACTACTTCTAAGGTTGTTACTATGGACAGACAAGCAGATGCCTTACTTGTTGGTAAAAATCGAGCCCTGACTTCTAAAAGACATAAAGGTAAACCTTCTATATCAATAGTTATACCTACTTGTAACAGATTAGAAACTTTAAAAGTTTGCCTTGATAGAATATTTATGTATACCGATTGTTTAGAAAAAGAAATTATTGTAGTTCCTAATGGTTGTACTGATGGTACTTTGGAGTATTTGGAAACATTAAAAGACTACATTACTATAAGAAACATACCTGAAGCTTCTGGGCATGTAATACCTACTAATGCCGGTGCGGAGATTGCCAAAGGTGGATTTATTGTTCTTTTAGATGATGATTCTATGCTGCTTCCACAGAAAGTTGATACTTGGATAAGGTTGTTATATGTTCCGTTTGAAGCTGATAAGTCTGTAGGTGCTACAGGAGTTTTTGCATCAGATTATCCCTATCTGGGAATTGCCCTTCATAGTGGTTGCGCAATGTATCGTAGAGACGTATGGGATAAGGTAGGCGGTGGAGATTTAGCATTTGGATTTGGATACTTGTACGATGCAGATTTAAGTCTAAGAATAAAAGAGTTAGGATACAAGACATTAGGAGTGGGAGAAAATAATGCATTTCCACTATATCATCCCGAGAGTCCGGTTACTTCTAATCGAAAACAGGAAGACGTAGCATTGATTAGAAAAAATAGAAATATTTTGTATGAACGACATGGGAAAAAACCACGTTATTCTATTGTTATACCTACGTATAATCATTTAGAAGACTGTTTGAAGCCGTGTCTGAATAGTATAGTACAACATACTAATTTAGAAGATGTAGAAGTAATAGTAGTGGCTAATGGTTGTAATGAAATGTCCGACTCGAGTAAAAAAGAGAAGACGGCAGAATTTGTGGACAGTTTAGGTCATCCATTTAAGTTGGTTTGGTTTGATGAGGGATTAGGATTTACCAAGGCTACTAATGAAGGAATCAAAGTTGCTTTAGGAGATTACATCATTCTTTTAAATAATGATACTGTATTGTTGGAAAAAGGTCAGCCAAAGAATGCTTGGATTGAAATGCTAGTATTCCCGTTTCTGAGAGATGATAAAGTAGGCATTACCGGGCCGTTAGAACTTTATGATACCTACGCGGACAGTAAGGTAATGATATTCTTTTGTGTAATGATTAAAAAAGAGTTATTTAATAAAATAGGACTTCTTGATGAATCTTATTCTCCAGGCGGTGGCGAAGATATAGATTTTTGTATTAAAGCAAAAATGGCTGGTTACAAAGAAGTTGTTGTCCCTGATTATAATATGGATTTTACGTTTACAAATGTTGGTCAATTTCCTATTTACCATTTGGGTGAAGGTACTTTTACTGAAAAAGAGTGGCCTGAATATAGTAAAAAAATTATTAAAGATAATGGTACAAAAAATATGATTCGATACAACAAACATATTAAACTTAATGTTGGTTCCGGGGGAATTGAAGTTCCCGGGTATATAAGTGTAGATAAGTATGATACTAGAGCGCACATACTTATGGACGCGTTTGACTTAAACCTACCTGAAAATTCTGTAGAAGAAATACTTGCATCGCATCTATTTGAGCACATTTCTCCATATCGGTCTTTAGATTTGTTAAAGAAGTGGTTGAAGGTGTTAAAACCGGGTGGAAAGTTAATAATGGAGCTTCCGAATATAGAAGAACTTTGTAAAGATTTTGTTACCGGAGATAAGTCGCTTCGATATGGTATTTTAAATTGTATTTACGGTGCAGTTAATACTACCAATGAAGGTACTAACGAGGATATTACTTCACCGCATTTATGGGGATGGTATCCTGAAATAATGTATGATCATTTAGCCTGGGCAGGATTTATTAATATAAGAATTATGCCTGAACAAATGCCACATCCGCATAAGAATTTTAGAGTAGAAGCAGTAAAAAATTGGATGACTTCAGAAGAAATGTTGTTATATAATAATGGTGAAAGACTAATTCCTGGTGTTACTCACGATAATAGAGAGTATCTTTGTCATTTAAGTGCTTACAATTTCTTTAAAGAAACAATATTAGCAGATGGTAATTCCGGTCCAATTTCTATTGTTGATTTGGGTTGCGGAGTCGGTTGGGGTAGTCCAATACTTGCTTCCATTCCGAATAGTGTTATTTTAGGAATTGATATAAGTAAGGAATGTATAGATTATGCAAATAAACATTATCCTGCAAACAATGTACGTTATCAAAAAATGTCTATTGAAGATTTTATTAATAGTGATTTAAAATTTGATTATGTAGTATCAAGCGAAGTAATAGAACATATGAATAATTTATCAGTTCTTAGTCAAGTAAAATATAACAAGAAATTGTTACTAGGAATGCCATATAAAGAACAACCAGGCAAGAATATACATCACAAATTATTTGACTTGAAAGAGGATAATTTTAAGGATTTTTATAACGTTAAGTTTAGTTATTCTGACTTCGAAGGCAAGATAACGTCAGTTCCCGGAACACAATCAATTAATTTTCTAGTAGCAATAAGCAATAGTAAATGAGGATGGTTAAATGAAGTATTCAATAATAATTCCGTATGCATGTAATCGTGAAACATTATTATATACTTTAAATTCTTATGTATCTCATTACAGTCATAGAAACGATTACGAGGTTGTTATTGTTGAAGAAAAGAAAAATATAGATAACGAAGTACATCATGCTAGATTGCTTCAGATTATTGGTCTTTTTAAGAACAGAATTAATATTCATTACGTTCGATATACGAAAAAAGACTTATTTAATTCTTCGATATTATTCAACTTAGGCGCAAAAAGCGCTCTTGGTGACATACTAGTACTAACTAACCCAGAATGTTATCACGAGGTAAATATTTTAAAGGGGTTTGATGAAGAATTTGCTAAAGATATGAATAGTTATGTAGTATGCAGTTGTTTGGCTGTTAGTCTTGAGAATGATAAGGTAAATATACTTAAATGGTATCAACATTCTAAATATATTAACAGAATGTCTCATTTTTGTTCCGCGATTGCTAAAGAAAGATATTTTAGTATAGGCGGTTTTGATGAAGAGTACGCAAAGGGAATAGCGTATGACGACGATGACTTCAGGGATACAATATTGTGCAGTAATTTTAGAGTGGTGTTAAGAGACGATTTAGTTGTTAGTCATTTAGAACACAGCAGAGAATACCAGGTAATTGATTTGGTAAAGAAAAATGAAATGTATTATAGGCGTAAGTGGAATAGACAAGAGGTGATGGCGTGAGTTCAAATGTTACCGCGGTAATTTCAACGAAAAATAGATACTTTAGTACATTACCTCATGTGTTGATGGGAATTATTAATCAGACTGTTCAGCCTGACAGAGTTATCATTTATGATGATAGTGATGAAGTTAAGGATTTAAGAAAGGAAGATTTTTATAAAAATATATTTTCTATTCTAGGGAGTAGATGGGAGTTAACTTTTGGTGCTAAAAAAGGGCAGGTGCTTAATCATCAAAAATCATTAGAAGACAGTAAAACTGATTATATTTGGAGATTGGATGACGATAATATCCCAGAGGCTAATGTCTTGGAAGTACTACTGAAAAATATGACTGATGGGATGGGTGCTGTTGGCGGGTTAGTTATTGATCCTAAAACTAATTTTTATAGTCATCCTTTAGCTTCAAATAAAATTGAAGATATTTATCTAGGGTTAAATGTTCAGTGGTTTAAGGATACAAAAAAGCAAGAAGTTGACCATTTGTATTCTAGTTTTCTTTATAGAAGAGAAGCAGCAAAACAAGTTGGTGGATATTGTACAGAGTTATCTCCGGTAGGTCACAGAGAAGAAACTATTCTAACATATTCTATGAAGAAGGCTGGATGGAAGTTAATTGTGGATCCTATGGCATTAACTTGGCATTTTAGAGAATCTACTGGCGGAATAAGGAGCTATGAAAATAACTGGCTATGGGAACATGACGAAAAAATATTTTCTCGAAAGATACAAGAATGGGAAATTAAACTAAACAATTTAAAGTTGGTAGTACTAGATGCTGGTTTGGGAGATCATTTGGTTTTTAAGAAGATACTGCCAGAAGTTCTAAGTAAGTACGAAAAAGTAGCCTTCGCTGTTTGTTATCCTGAGGTATTTGAAGATGATAATATAACGTTACTAAGCATCAATCAAGCTAAAATGATGTTAAATATAGACGACTTGAATATCTACAAGTTTTGTATTGATCATCAATGGACTAAGAGTTTGGAAGAAGCTTATAGAGAGTTATATTTATGAAAAAAATTATTATAAGTCCCTATAGTAGAGTGTTACGCAATGGCAAAGAGAACCCGAAAAATTATCCCTATTGGAATGAAGTTATTTCAGGTCTTAAACTACACGAGATTTACATTTGTCAGATAGGTACAGCATTAGAAAAAAGATTAGATAACGTAGATGAATTTCTTACAAATAGACCACTAAAAGAATTAAGACAGATGTTAAATGAATATGATACTTGGATTAGTGTAGATAACTTCTTTCAGCACTTTTGTTGGCTGCATAATAAACCTGGGATAGTAATATTTGGGTTAAGTGATCCTCTGATTTTTGGTCATAGTGAGAATACAAATTTGTTAAAAGATAGATCATACTTGCGTAAAAGAATTGCGCAATTTCAAACATGGGAAGAAATAGAATATGGCAAAGAATGTTTTGTAGAACCGGTTGTCATTATAGATAAAATTCTAGGGGAGTTTGAATGTCAGATATAATTAATGTTACGGTTCCCGGTACACCACCACTATATGTAACAGTTCCTAGTACACCGCCGATAAATGTAACAGTTCCCGGTACACCGCCATTATATGTAACCCTGACTCCTGGTTATATTGGCCAGTCAGGTTATAGTGGTCTTTCTGGTTATAGTGGTCTGGATGCTCAGATGTCCGGATACTCAGGTTACTCTGGTATATCTGGATACTCAGGTTATTCAAGTCATTCTGGTTACTCTGGAATTAGCGGAGCACAATTTATAGGCTCATCGGGATATTCTGGTATATCAGGTTATTCTGGTATTTCTGGATATTCTGGAAGATTTGGTTATTCTGGTTACTCTGGAATTAGTGGTTATTCAGGCATATCAGGTTATTCTGGGAGATCTGGATATTCTGGTAAGTCTGGTTATTCTGGAATTTCAGGGTATTCGGGATATTCAAGTTATTCAGGGTACTCAGGAATTAGTGGATATTCTGGAATATCTGGTAAGAGTGGTTACTCTGGTAAGTCCGGATATTCTGGTTACAGCGGAATAAGCGGTTACTCAGGTTACTCTGGTTACTCGGGTATATCTGGTAGATCTGGCTATTCTGGTAGATCCGGTTATTCAGGGATTTCTGGTTACTCTGGGTATTCTGGAATCTCTGGTTACTCTGGTAAGAGTGGTTACTCTGGTAAGAGTGGTTACTCTGGTATTAGTGGATATTCAAGTATTAGTGGTTATTCGGGAATTTCTGGATACTCTGGTATATCTGGATATTCTGGTAAGTCTGGTTACTCTGGTATAGGAATTTCTGGATACTCTGGTATATCCGGATATTCGAGTTATTCAGGGTACTCTGGTATATCTGGTTACTCTAGTATTTCAGGTTACTCTGGTATATCTGGTTACTCTAGTATTTCGGGTTACTCTGGAATTTCTGGTTACTCTAGTATTTCGGGTTATTCTGGTATATCAGGTTATAGTGGTGCTGCTTTTATAGGCTCATCTGGATACTCCGGCTATAGTGGTATATCCGGTTACTCAAGTTACTCTGGGGTTTCTGGTTATAGTGGTATTAGTGGATATTCTGGTCTATCTGGATACTCTGGCATATCTGGATACTCTGGAGTTAGCGGTTACTCTGGGTATTCTGGTATCAGTGGTTACTCTGGAATTTCTGGTTACAGCGGTTTAGGTATTAGTGGTTACTCTGGCATGTTTGGATATTCTGGATATAGTGGAGAAGAAGGTCTTAATCCAATGTTTCGATATATCTGGTCTTCTACTTATGTTAATACCGGAATGTATTATATAGACGGTTCTTATTTATATATAAACCAGGCCGATGCTATGGGTTTTAACCTTGACTATGTTTGGGGTAGTGTTAAGACGAATGATTTGATTGAAATAACTGTTCGACAAGGAACTTCTTATTACATTGTTGTCGCTGCTACTGATATGACAAAGATTAGTAACTACTGGAAATGTAGTTACATAGAGTTATCTAAAGAAACATCTGGGTTTACTGAGGCTGTTCCAAGTTCAATAGTGTGGGTTCATGTCGGCCAAAGTGGTTACTCAGGAAGTTCTGGATACTCAGGTTATTCCGGTGTATCCGGATACTCTGGATATTCTGGTTACAGTGGAATAAGCGGTTACTCTGGTATATCTGGATACTCTGGTTACAGCGGAATTAGTGGTTACTCTGGTATTAGTGGTTACTCTGGCATTGGGTACTCTGGTTACAGTGGAATTTCTGGATATTCTGGCATATCTGGAATTTCTGGTTACAGCGGAATGAGCGGTTACTCCGGCATATCCGGATACTCTGGCTATAGTGGTATATCTGGCTATTCAGGGATTTCTGGATATTCAGGAATAAGTGGGTATTCTGGAATTTCTGGTTACTCAGGTTACTCCGGTATTAGCGGTTACTCCGGTATTAGTGGTTACTCAGGAATTTCAGGATACTCTGGTTATAGTGGAATTTCAGGATACTCTGGTTATAGCGGAATAAGTGGATACTCTGGTTATTCAGGAATTAGTGGTTACTCTGGCATATCTGGGTACTCAAGTTATTCCGGTTACTCTGGTATATTTGGAGTAAGTGGTTATAGTGGTATAGGTACTCCTTATTGGAATAAGATTTCAACAGTGTTATCACCAACTACTCCAGGAGATACCGTAACCATAGATGACATAAATACTACAGGATTAAGTGGGAGTTTTATCACTTCAGATAGTATAAAAACATCAATAGAGGAAGTAGACTCAATTTTGTCAGATTTGGCTCCTGCGGATGCAGGTACTTTAAATGCTCAATCATTAGTTATATATAATTCAACGACCGTTAAGTATATAGGCTACTTATCTAACGGCAGTACTAATTATAAAGGAGGAGATCCTGCGGGTACCTTAGTAAGTTATATCATTAAAGATGGTACTTTTAACTTACAAACTCCTTCTTCTACAACATCTATAAACAAAGGTGATTTAGGGTCTTTATTGGCTTATGTCAATGGAGGTCAAGTAGGTACATTTGATTTGTTATCAAATTTTAATGAAGCTTATAGAGATTCTAATCAAATTTATACTCCAGCTACATCAACAGATGGTTATATAACAATTCAATCTGTTGGCAAGTATAATAGTTTTAAAAGATGGCAGAAATGTAATGCCTTAATAAATATAATACCTGCGAATATAAGACAAGGATATAGTTACATAGGTTTAGTACATGATTTAGCTACCGATCAAACGTCAACGAATTTTGATTTATTTTTTGATAACGATGCCGGCTCAGATCCTTCAGTAACTACTCCTGTTGTTGTAGAGAATACTCCTGTAACTAGAAAGTTATCTGGGGTAAATTACTATGATAGAGGCAGCACATTTGATGTTTCTGTAGTCGGATCTAACTGTTTTAATAATGTCTATATTCAGTATCCTTTAGTTATTATTTCCTCAAGTAGTAATTGTATGGGTAACGCGAGTATTGCGCCAACGGATGCCACAGTGTCTGGAGTTTCAAATCCTCCGGTAATTGGTGAAACAATGACTGTAACTAGTAAGGTTATCACTGTTCCTTCTTTCAATGTTCGTGATATCAATGCTAGAGTTACTGTTACTCCTGGTGACCCTTATGGAACTTATACAGCCGGTGTTTCCGCTTCCGCTAATAGGTTAGTAGATGGTTATTTGAATACCGCATCCGGAACTTCAACTGATACAGCTGAGTATTTTGATGACGAATGGTACAGATTATTGTCTAATTTTAATATTGATTCTACAGCTTATTCAAGTGGTGGTTTTGGTGGGTGGGATTCTACAGTTTCCTTAGTTTCTGGAACAACTGGTTATGATGGATTACAAGTTACTAACGGAACTATCCAATATCCAATAAATAATTACACTTCTGGTTATCTTCCTTCATCCGGTCAGGTTGATTACTCAGGAGCCACAGGAAACAGAGTTTATATAAGATATTTTTATGTTGGGGCAGGAAAGCAAAATTTTACCTGGACTATTGCCGGTACAACAGTAACTTTTGTATCTGTTGCTACTGGGCCAAGTTCTAATAATGTAACTTTTGAAATGTTAGCCCCTGCAACTACAAAGAATGGAAGTTCAAATACAGAATGGAAAGACTGTTATATTTCTTATACTGATGACATCTCAATAGGATGTTATACATCTGGAACAAAATCAGCAAGCACAGCAAATTGGGTTACAACCTTAGGTACTAAATCTACAGCAACTTCTGGTTATGTTATTTGTGTCAGAATAACAGCTGCAGCAGCTTGGTCAGGTAACCTGGCGATCCTATCAGTGGAGGCTTCCTAATGGCATTATCTGTAGAATATTTAGCACAAGCAGCATTTAAGAAACTATTTGGGTTAGCTCATACAGAAGTTAAAACCTTTCCGTTGGGTAATGAAGGCAATCCTTCTCAGTTAACTATTATGGCTAGTGATGTCTATGTCGATATCATTCCAGCAACTGCCCAAGTAGTAACTGGGGTAACTTTAGCTTGTAATAATCCAACTGACGGTCAAGTTGATAGTTATTTAACTGTTGCCCAAGATTTAATAATTGCTCCTGATGGTACCGGAGAAGGTCATCCTTATGTAGTAACTGTACCAGCCGGGCACGGTTTAATTGGAAAAACTAATCCGCTGACTGGAGTAGCTTATGCTCAAGGTAGTATCGTTATGTCAATTATTCCAAAGAAATTTGGAACTACCTGGAGACCTATTTTATATGATACAACTAAAACAGAGATTGCTCCTTTATCATCTCAAGATTGGATTATAGATGAGAGAGGATTTGTAGTTATTGACACTAACTCCCCGGCACCAGGCTATCTTTCATGTTATGTATATATAGGAAGAACTTTAGCCACATATGTAGGTTACTCTGGTTACTCTGGTTACTCTGGTTATAGCGGTTTAGGAGTTAGCGGGGGTTCTGGTTACTCAGGAATTTCTGGTTACAGCGGTTTAGGTATTAGCGGTTACTCAGGAATTTCTGGTTATAGCGGTTTAGGTATTAGCGGTTACTCAAGTTATTCAGGTTACTCTGGGATCTCTGGTATATCTGGTTACTCTGGAATTTCAGGTTACTCTGGAATTTCAGGTTACTCTGGTATTGGAACTTCAGGGTATAGTGGTAACGCGGCTACTCAAACACCCTGGACCCAAAATATTAATGCTAATGGTTTTAGTTTATTTGGTAACAACACTGCTAGTGGTAATCTTACTTTAGATTCTACTTCTGATTCTACTAAAGGATACATAATTCTACAACCAACTTCTGGTAATGTTGGTATTGGAACTGTTACTCCTTTAGCTAAACTTGATGTAGATGCTTCTACTCTAAATACTATAGGAAATGCTACTACAATAACATTCTCTCAAATAAATTATGCTCTAGGTAATTACCCTGTTGACTATAATACTCATACTATTAGAGTTTATGCATACAAATTAATCAATGGAAACAAAGTATTTTCTGTTACACCATTAGAATCATTTCTAACAGATGACGGAACAAGTGGTGTAGTTTGTCAGTTATATTGGAGTTGGTCCGCGGTTACTGGTGCCGATGGTTATAGATTACTAAAGTCTAATGAAGATTTGAATTGGAATTTCGACCACTATCAGGATACTCCAAATGCATATGTTTATGACTCAGATCCTTCAGATTGGACTTTAGGGAGTGTAGTTACACCTACAGTAATACCTACTTATACTGATTCGATTTATTCAAAAGGAAATATTAAGATAGGGTATGAAGCTAATATTAAACCAGATGTTGATGCTACAGATGCTTTAAATATTGCTCAAGCTGATGGTACTAAGTTTGTTACATTTGATACAACAAATAAGAGAGTAGGTATCGGAATAATACCTGGTAGTACTCTAGATGTTAAAGGAACATTAAGATTATCTGGAAGTTCTGGTTTTGTTGGATTAACTCCAGCGGCTACTGGATCAACTACTTATACTTTACCATCAGCTGATGGTACTTCAGGGTATGTGTTATCTACCAATGGTTCAGGTACTCTTTCCTGGACTACTGGTAGTAGTGGATATTCTGGTGTAAGTGGATATTCTGGTGTATCTGGTTACAGTGGAATTAGTGGATACTCTGGAATTTCTGGTTATTCAGGAATTAGTGGTTATTCAAGTTATTCTGGATACTCTGGTATATCTGGATACTCTAGTTATTCAGGTTACTCTGGTTACTCTGGTTACTCAGGAATTAGTGGTTACTCAGGTTATAGTGGTATTAGTGGTTACTCTGGTATTTCAGGATATTCTGGTTATAGTGGAATTAGTGGGTATTCTGGTATATCTGGATATTCAGGTTACTCCGGAATTAGTGGTTACTCTGGAATTTCTGGTTATTCAGGAATTAGTGGATATTCTGGTATATCTGGTTACTCAGGAATTTCTGGATATTCTGGTTACTCCGGGATTTCTGGATATTCTAGTTATTCAGGTTACTCAGGAATTTCAGGTTACTCTGGATACAGTGGAATTAGTGGTTATTCTGGTTACTCAGGAATAAGCGGTTACTCCGGTATATCTGGATATTCTAGTTATTCAGGTTATAGTGGAATTAGTGGATATTCTGGTTACTCTGGTATTTCAGGTTACTCAGGATATAGTGGTAAGAGTGGTTACTCAGGAATTAGTGGATACTCTGGTTATAGTGGTATTAGCGGTTACTCTGGTATTTCAGGATATTCCGGTATATCTGGGTATTCAGGAATCTCAGGGTTTAGTGGTTACTCAGGCATATCCGGGTACTCTGGTTACTCTGGAATTTCTGGATACTCTGGTTATTCTGGAATTAGTGGTTACTCAGGGATTAGCGGATACTCTGGATACAGTGGTATAAGTGGATATTCTGGTATATCTGGTTACAGTGGTATATCTGGATATTCTAGTTATTCAGGTTACTCAGGAATTAGTGGATACTCTGGTTATAGTGGAATTAGTGGTTACTCCGGATACAGTGGAATTAGTGGTTATTCCGGTATATCTGGGTATTCTAGTTATTCAGGTTACTCTGGAATTTCTGGATATTCTGGTTACTCTGGTATATCTGGTTACTCAGGAATTTCTGGATACTCTGGAATAAGTGGGTATTCTAGTTATTCAGGATATTCAGGAATTTCCGGATACTCTGGTTACTCAGGAATAAGTGGATACTCTGGTTATTCAGGAATAAGTGGTTACTCCGGTATATCTGGATATTCTAGTTATTCAGGTTATAGTGGAATAAGTGGATACTCTGGTTATTCAGGAATAAGTGGTTACTCAGGTTACTCTGGTATATCTGGTTACTCTGGAATTTCTGGATATAGTGGAATTAGTGGTTACTCTGGTATATCTGGATACTCTGGTTACTCCGGTATTAGTGGTTACTCTGGTTATAGTGGAATAAGTGGATACTCTGGATATAGTGGTACGAGTGGTTACTCAGGGATTAGCGGATATTCTGGTTACTCCGGAATAAGTGGTTACTCTGGTATTTCTGGTTATTCAGGTTATAGTGGAATTAGTGGATACTCTGGTTATTCCGGAATTTCTGGTTACAGTGGTATAAGTGGATACAGTGGTATATCTGGATATTCTAGTTATTCAGGTTACTCAGGAATTAGTGGATACTCTGGTTATAGTGGAATTAGTGGTTACTCCGGATACAGTGGAATAAGTGGTTATTCCGGTATATCTGGATATTCTAGTTATTCAGGTTACTCAGGCATATCTGGTTATTCAGGTTACAGTGGAATTAGTGGTTACTCTGGTATTTCAGGTTACTCTGGATATAGTGGAATTAGTGGATACTCAGGAATTAGTGGTTACTCTGGAATTTCTGGATATTCTGGTTATAGTGGTATAAGTGGTTACTCAGGAATATCTGGGTATTCTAGTTATTCAGGTTACTCAGGAATTTCTGGTTACTCAGGTTACAGTGGAATTAGTGGTTATTCTGGTATCTCTGGATATTCTGGTTATAGCGGTATAAGTGGTTACTCAGGAATATCTGGGTATTCTAGTTATTCAGGTTACTCAGGAATTTCAGGTTACTCTGGTTATAGTGGAATTAGTGGTTACTCCGGTTACTCAGGAATAAGTGGTTACTCCGGTATATCTGGATATTCTAGTTATTCAGGTTATAGTGGAATAAGTGGATATTCTGGTTACTCTGGTATCTCTGGATATTCTGGTTACTCAGGTATATCTGGTTATTCAGGCTATAGTGGAATAAGTGGTTACTCTGGAATTTCTGGTTACTCTGGTTATTCCGGAATTAGTGGTTACTCAGGCATATCTGGATATTCAGGTTACTCCGGTATATCCGGTTACAGTGGTATAAGTGGCTACTCTGGATATAGTGGAATTAGTGGTTACTCTGGTTACTCAGGAATTAGTGGATACTCTGGATATAGTGGAATTAGTGGCTACTCTGGATATTCAGGAATTAGTGGCTACTCTGGATATTCGGGTTACTCTGGAATTAGTGGTTACTCAGGTTATAGTGGAATTAGTGGTTACTCAGGATATAGTGGTAAGAGTGGTTACTCAGGCATATCTGGTTATAGTGGAATAAGTGGATATTCAGGATACTCTGGTATTAGTGGTTACTCAGGTTATAGTGGAATTAGTGGATACTCTGGAATAAGTGGATATTCAGGATACTCAGGAATTAGTGGATACTCTGGAATTTCTGGATATTCTGGTTACTCCGGTATTAGTGGTTACTCTGGTTATTCCGGGATTAGTGGTTACTCTGGTATATCTGGATATTCTAGTTATTCAGGTTACTCGGGAATTTCTGGTTACTCTAGTTATTCAGGTTACTCTGGAATTTCTGGTTACTCGGGATATAGTGGTAAGAGTGGTTACTCAGGTATATCTGGTTACTCTGGTATTGTTGGAACTTCAGGGTATAGTGGTAATGCTGCTACTCAAACGCCCTGGGCTCAAAATATTAATGGTGCAGGTTATAGTTTATTTGGTAGTAGTGTAGTTAGTGGTAATCTTACTTTAGATTCTACTTC